AGCGGCTGCTGTTAGCTGTGCGGCTGCCTGCTTGCGTGCGGCTGCCTGCTTGCGTGCGGCTACCTGCCTGCTTGCGGCTGCCTGCTTGCGTGCGGCTGCCTGCTTGCGTGCGGCTTCCTTGCGCTCTTTCTCCTTAAAGTGGTCCAGAGCAAGTTCTAAGGCTGCTTGCCTGTGCCCAGGTTGTTTGAAGAACGGCAGCCCTATGTTGAAGGCCAGGGCTACGCCTGTGACGGTTGATGGCTGTGTCCTGAGGCCGTACAGAAAAGACAGCAGCTCTTTTTCTGTGTCAGAAAGGTAAAAGTAAGTTGCAATGGTGCTGCCTCTGATGTGCTCTAGGGCGTGGCAAGTGAAGATTGCCTGGGGCAGCAGGTCGATGGCTCTTTGGGTTAGCTCAGAGGTTTTCATCTTGGGTCCAGTATGTCATTGACCTGTTCCAGGGTTAGTGTGGGCACAGGCGAGGTGAGTTGATCAGGATCGGTATGGCCAAGCTCTTCGATCAGGCAGTAGTCAGTCACTGTGAACGTGCCTTTTAGCAAGACATGTATTTGTTGCTTTAATACGCTGTAGATGGCTCGGTCTGCAGGTCTGGCAAAGCTGCCCAAGGTGGTGCAGATAAGGGTACCGGCGCCAGAGGCAAGTTTTCCTCTGGCAAGCCTTAAGAGTGCTTGAGCTTGTGCTCTGGCTTGGACTACAGGCATGGTGTTACCTCTTCGATAGGTGCAAAAGCTACTCTGGCGCCAGGTGCATAATAGGGATCGGAATCAGATTTGCAGATGGCTTCCTTGTTATCTTTCTGCCACAAGGTGTGAAAGTCATCTCTAAAGAGGGACTTGTTCGGCAGGGTTTGGAATTTTGTTAGTTGCATATGTGTCATTTTCCGTTGAAAAGGGCTAGCGTACTGGAGGTGCGCAGGTAAGTGCTAAGATTTTTCTTAATTACGGCAAAGATTGCTAGAGTGGCTATGTTGCTGGAGAGCAAATGTAAGAGCGAATTTTTCTGAGTGCTTAAAATTTAGGCAAATTCGGTCATTTTTAAAATGTATGTAGGCGAAAAATAAGACTAGCACTTACCCAAGTGCTTATAGTACGTCAGAGGGGGTAGTATAACTTACCAAGGTTCTCTAGCACTTACCTTGTTGTTTTTACGTGTTTTTCGGTGGTTAAAAAGACAACCCGATTTTACAATTGTTCACATTGTTTTTCTTAGGAAATTAGTAGTCTTCAAAGAAACGTTTCTTGTGAGAATTTGTAGGTGTTAAAAAGTTTAGATGTTACCGATTAATCAAGCGAGAGTAATCACCGTTTGAAAATTCCGTAAAGGGCCTCCAAAATAAAGGTCAAAAATGGCCTATATCGAAAAAAAATGAAAAATTTTTCCAGCAAAAAAAAAACGACTTTTCATTTTTACGTAGCTTAGTAAAAGAATTGATATTACTAGTATCTTAAATGTGGATAAGTGGGGTAAGTGGTTGATTTTTTAGGGCTTGGGAGCATTTTTTCGCTCTTACCCGAAAAGTCTTACATCTACGCTAATGCTAAAGATTTTTCACCTTGCCTAAAAAGGGTTAATGCTATAGAATTCGTTAACTTACTGCTACAAACTATGAGGTAAGTTCATTACTTTTTAAGGCGAATATGAAAAAGCTCCAACAATTTCCAGAACTTGTCTACGATTATTTTCTTATAGATGAAGGCAAGCTTATACGAAAACTTGCATGTGGCAAGCTTAGGCCCGTTACTACCTTCTTCCACGATCAGCTTATTGTCACTTTTGCCGGTCAACAGTACGCAGCTTGCGATGTGGCTTGGTTGCTACATTACGGCGTCTGGCCTACAAGAGAACTTGTCTATGCCGATGGCGACCCTAGAAACCTGCGGGAGGCAAACTTGCTGCCAGTGCGCCAGCGCCGTTACAGGTTCCGGCCTGCTCAAAGCACATTTGGCTGGTCACATAAGCTGTCAACTGACCACTTCACCAGCCAAGCCCTGTGCGCTGCTGACTGGTTTAGGGTTAGCACAGATATTTACCGCATGGAAAAGCGTTTGGTGCTGACTGAAGAGGCACAATTGGCAACTATACGCCGTGACAGCTACGTTGAGCGGCCTAGGCCGCCTTTACCGCCTCTGCCTAGGCCGCCTACCAAGCCTATGAAGCTGAAGCTGTCTGAGAGGCCTGCCAGGCCCAGCAAGAGCCACATCTGGCACATAGCATCTGCCCAGTGGGTAGACGTGCCTCCAGCTTGCTGCGTGGCCGATGACCAGCAAGTAAGGGCCGGTCATGTGCTGGCGGGATACTCTGTGTTTGCATATGACGCTGCAGCAGGCAAGGTTTTGCCGGTAAGCTGAACCCGAACCCTGAACCCTGAACCCTGAAAAGACTACTCCCATGGGCCAAGTCTTTTCAGGAAGGCTTTCCACAAAATAAAGCCGAAAACGATCAGAATCAGCATACGCTCAACATTGCTGTTGGCACGACTGCTGCCGGGTCGAGGCCGCACAAGACAGCAGCGATGCGTGCTATCTCGAATGTGTCATACGCCCAAAAGGCGCTATTTAAGTAAAATCCAAACATGTTATCTCCCTGAGAAAATGCCACGGGCAGCTACCCTTGCCCTGTGGCGATAGTACAATTTGACCTTGATAGCACGTGGTACGATCGGCCACCCGTAAGCCAGCATTTTGCTGATTGCGCTGGTACGCAAATCTATTAGAAACATTTTCATGGCGTACCTTTCTTAAGCAGTTACCGAGCCCGACGAACCTCAGCACGTACAACTTGACGGGCTTGAAACTTGCCCAGTTGCTTAACGCCCTTGGTAATCGCTTCAGCCATGCTGCCTGCCCACAACGTCAATGCCATCACGATATGCTTTTGGCGGTTCAGGTACTTTACTTGATAGTTCATGACATTCCCCTTACTGTTTCAGACACGGAAGAACCGGCACCTTGGACAACGGCCAAGCCAGCTGACAACTGGGCAGATACAGACATGTGCTGCAAACTGCCCTTAACAACAGCGCGCATTTCCTGCAGCGCTTCTTGATCGTTTGCACAATCAATCATTTCTGAGCGACGGCCACGGCCACGGCCATCATAGTTGAAGCTGAAGTTATATTTCATGGTGGACACCCTTGAAGTGATGCCTTGATCAGGCTAGATAGTAAAGAGGGAGCCGCGGAAAGCCCACTCGTGATAAACAACTGCATACCAGTAAATCATTTTGGCCTATTTCCTTTGTTGTTTGGCCTATTTCCTTTGTTGAAGTGCTGAAATATAGGGGTGGGTGTAGGGGTTTCTACTGGCGATTTCGCCGGTTTGCGTGGTGCGGTACACATAGTTTGATCCTCCAGAGACATGAAAGCATCCTCTTTAGAAGACGCTTTCATGTGGCATACAAACGGTATGCCAGCGCTTTTAAACTTGGCTTATAGTGGCCTAGGTCACTAGCGAAAGCATCGCCATAGGCCCATACAGGGCCATGCCTATCACTGCATCCAATCCCATACTCTGCGTCTTACTGGGCGGGTAACGTGATAGTGTCTCTTGTATCCATGCCATCACAGCACGGGCAACAATTGACATCGTATGCATAGCTAACCCTAAGTGACAAGTCACTACCGCTGATGCAGTAGGGCAACGCATTGGCTCAGTCGTCCGCTTCGGGGCGACTACAGCTAACGCACTGCGTTATGTGACCGTTTGCGGACTGTCTGGCCCGCATGGGTTAGGCTAGTTGTTAAAGATCAGGTTTGCGCAAGCTGGTCCGCACTTAAGCGGATGTCACTCGCAACGGGCCACGGGCGTTGTGCCTGCGTGACCGAGGTAACGCTCTTGTATGCGCACGATGATGCGCATACAAGAGAGCTAGGCTCTCTTGCCGGGTTAGTGCGCGGTGATTTGGTCCTCAGATGTGATAGTTGGCAGCTCGGCCAAGGCCATGCGCAGCTCGACGATTTGTAACGTTGACAACAAGCCCGCTTGCAAAGCTTGCAAACATGCGGCAAACGATGTGTCGATATCCACAACGATATCTGCGTCTGCGTCTGCGTCTGCGTCTGCGTCTGCGTCAGGCGTGCTGTCAACCGTCAGTACAGCCACGGGTGACTTGGCTGGCTTGCTGGCTGCATACGCCTGCTGCAGCTCGACACTGTAGATAGTTGCCAACTCGACAAACAGGCTAGCGCTACCCTCGTCCACCTCTTGCTCGATGATGTCAAGCAGGGCCAGCGCGTAAGCGTGTTGCTTAAACCGGGTTTTTGCCGCTTTGACAATAGTTTCGACCTTGGCGCGCATATCTACGATGCCCGATTTGTTGCGCATTGGCACAAAGTTACCGTTAGTCAACATTGACAGAGTATCAAGTACGGCGACAACGTCACCATGTTGATATTGCTTGACGGCAGCATTGATTTCAGCGGCTGCAAACGTACCTTTAGTGATGTTGCCGGAAAGGAACAGGATAGAAGGGATGGCTTTGGCAAAGATTGGTGCAGAGACTTTAGACATGATGATAACTCCAGAGAGTAAGCGGACGTTGTCCGCGACAGCCGGGGTAAGCCGGATGGCCACATTGGCCGGGTGCTACTGATTGAGACTCTAGTATATACCGGCTAAAGATTTTTGTAAGTGGTGAAAGTCGGTTTGTTGTGTAGGAATATGTCCTACATAGTGCGGTATGGGAGGGTGACGGGTGTACTTTGTGGCTGGCGGAAAGGGCTGGGCCTTACCCAGGCCACCCAAAAATCCGGCGAAATTTTCTAAATTTTTGTACTTCAGGTATAAACTTTATGCTACACTAAAGCAACATCGGAGGGCATATGGAAGACAAGATCAAAGAGTACATTATGTATAACGCTGAAACGGGAGAGCTTAGCTGGAAAAGAAGCTATAGAGAAAAGCGAAAAGGTGAGGTGATAGCCAACAAATGCAGAGGCTATATTAGATTTAGTTTTATGCGAAAAGTGTATCAAGGGCATCGCGTGGCCTGGCTCTTACAGTTTGGCAAGTGGCCTGACCAAGTCATTGACCACATTGACGGTAATACGTCCAATAACAGAATACTAAACCTAAGGGACGTGAGTCTTAAGGAAAACTTTCAAGGCTTCCGAAAGCTCAGCCCCAGGAACAAAACCGGAGTGACCGGAGTGACCTGGAGTGAAAAGAAAAAATGTTACACCGCAACGAAGACAATGAACGGCATACCCAAATTTCTCGGCTGCTTTGACTCTATAGGAGAGGCAGCCGAAGCTTACAGCAAGGCCAATGACTTACCTCCAGCAAACCCTAAAACCTACAGAACCAGGAGAAAAGACAAGCGCTTAAGAGCTTCCAAACACCAACGGTTTCTCCCAAACGGAACAGCTAATCCTGAGTACAACCCCACAAACTTTGACAAAACCGACAAAAGCAAATAGCATACCAGCATGCTAAAGCTAAAAATTAGACCCTACCTCGCTGACCTAATCGCCCGAAGAGTGACAAATCGGGAGGTAGCCCGTCTTCTGGGTGTTACTGAAGCCTATCTCAGTCGGACGCTCAAGCTTCTGGAAGTAGAGAAAGACCCACCGGCGAACACGCGCAAGAAGCAGCACGAACTTGTGGCCACACGTAAAGCCCACAGGCAAAGCCTGGCCAATCAGCTACCACCAGCCAGAGCTGCAAGAGAAGCTAACTGCAGCTTGAGAACGATCTACCGTTACAGGAAAAATGATGCTTGAAGATCTCAGCTTGTCCACGCCCAGCAAGGCCCATCCAACAGGCTTGGACGATATGACGGAAGAGCAGCTGCTTGACCTGCGCGACGCTCTCGATCTGAAGCTCCAGGTAGAGCTGAAGCACTTGAACATGACGGAGGAACTTGGCTTGCAGTATCGCCAGGGTAAAAAGCTGCTTACCTTAATCCAGAACGACAGGGGAACACCCGCCAACCAGGTGGCTCAGCTGTTCAACTCGGTCGCCGGCATGTTGGAGCGCATAGTCAAGCTCCAGGAGATGGTCTATTCAGCAGAAAGGCTTAAGGCCTATGAAGCGGCTTTCTTAAAAGCGATAGAAACACTGCCAAAAGAGGGAAAAGAAGCGTTTTTCGAGCTTTATCAGCAGTATTTAGACCAAAAAGGTAGTTAAATATGCTGGATACTCTCGTCTCAGCGCACATTGCCAGGCTAAAAGCAGCTACTTTTGACGACTATGACCTCGCAGAGATACCCAGATATCTGGAAGAAAATACCTATCTGAATGGCTCCAGGTTCTCTTTCAAGGACCACGAGTACCAACTTGACATACTGTCTGACATCAGTCGGGTAGTTTATTGCCAAAAATGTGCCCAAGTTGGGCTTACAGAGAGCCAGCTAAGGTATGTGGCAGCCATCAGCCGCTTAATACCTTACTTCAACACCATCATGACTTGGCCAACTTCCACTGACGCCGAGAACATGATTAAGACCAGAATGAACCCCATCCTGTACACGAGCGCAGACCTGCGTGACCGGCTGAACGCTGACCTAAACAACGTCCAGATTAAAGAACTTGGGACGTCACTGATCTATGCGCGCGGAACGCGCGGAGAGACAGCAGCTCTGTCTGTGCCTGCAGACCTGCTGGTACATGATGAGGTAGACAGGTCTGATGCATTCACCCTTGGGCAGTTCCAGTCCCGGCTGAAACACAGCCGGTTCAAGATGGTGCGAGCTTTCGGTACGCCGACTGTGGACGGCTATGGTATAGCTTTGCTGATGGAGACCGCACAGCGGAAGAAGCATCTATGCAAGTGCAATCACTGCAATCATTTCTTCCTTCCCGACTACGACACGGATGTCATTATCCCTGACTGGGACCACGACAAGAAAGAAATCAACAAGTACAACTTGCCCAAGACCAGATGGGAAGAGGCTTACTTGGTCTGTCCTCGATGTGGGAAGCAGCCTGACCTTAGTCCGGCTTACCGGTCATGGGTGGTTGAGAATCCGGGGGATAATTTTGAGGCTCAGGGGTATTTTGTGAGTCCGTTCAGCGCTCCAAAGCTGGTAACAGTGCCGGCGTTGGTGAAAGAATCCACGAATTACGGCACGTATGGGGAGTTCCGGAACCAAGCCCTTGGCTTAACCAGTACGGACAGCAATGAGTCGCTGATAAAGGCTGACATCATGCAGTGCGCTACTGAAGCTTCGCTGGAAAGCACAGAACTACACTACATGGGGGCGGACATGGGCCTAATTTGCCATGTCGTGGTAGGCCGCATGACACTTGCCGGGGAATTGCTGGTCGTCCACAGGGAGCGAGTGCTCATGGAGAAATTTGAAGAACGCAAACGCGCATTGGCTATACGCTATCGCGTTAAAGTCAGTGTATGTGATGCTTACCCCTACACAGACATGATTCTCCGGATGCAGCGGAGTGACAAAAACCTCTACGGGGCGATATACCACCAAGATAAAAAACTTGCCATGTATCGTGTGGTGCATGTGGATGAGGACAAGCGTAAAGGCAAGATGCCGATCACCCAGGCAAGTATCCACAGAAACTTGAATTTCGACGAGGTGATGCATCTGTTCAAGAAAAACAAGATTGTCTGGGCCAAACAGGATGAGACAGAAGACACGCTGTTTGAGCGCCACTGTCTCTCGATGAAGCGTAAGCAAGAACTGGACGTTAACTCTGGAATGGTTTATGCTTGGGTCAAGTCGGCTAACGGGCAGGACCATTATCATCACGCCTTGGGTTACTTGCATGTGGCGTGTCTGCTGGCAAAGACGGCTACAAGTAGCTTGCTGGGTACAGCGGTGAATGTGCCGCTGATGGTGAAGTTCCAGGTGAAGCATTGATTGCATTCCTAGCATAAAGCGTGCCATAATCCAAATATGAAATTCTCCTGGAATCCGCTCAGTATCTTTGCCAAGGCTGCTACGCCAGCAGCCGGAGGCAGTCTGGCTCCTGTATCTAAAGGGCCAGAACTCCCCTTGGTCGTTACTCCTAAAGTCAGCAACAAGCAGATTACTATCCCTGCTTATGTCCCGACTGCGGCGTTTGTGTCTTCCCAGCTACAACGGAAAGACATCAACGCGTCCACTACAGACATCGCGGCAACTTCCAGGTTGGGCAATACAACGCCGGCTGTCATCAGGCAGCTGAGCCGGCTGCATCCTGACTTATCTGCGGCAGTGAATGCTTACCTGCGCACAGGCATACCTGAAAAGTATATTCTTAAGGCTAAGAATCCAGATGGCAGCCTTAACCGGGAGGCTACGCAGTTAGCGCAAACGTTCGCACGACGCTTAGACACCATGCCAGATTACGCCAGCGGATACTCTCCGATAGGTTCAATCCGGTCAACAGCAGAGGCGCTGGCAAAGGAAGGCTTGATTGAGGGCGCCTTAGCCATGGAGCTTGTCCTGGATAAGTTCTATATGCCTTACAAGTTTCAGCCAGTAGCGGTTTCACAGCTTATCTGGCGTGAGGACAAGGACGTCCAGCACGTTTTCCCTCAACAGCTTATCAGCGGGCAGTATATCGATCTCGATCAGCCCACCTTCTTTTACACCTCGATTGACCAAGACTTATTGTCGGTCTACTCCCAAAGTCCGCTGGAAGGTTCCGTCCAGCCTGTGCTGGCGTCAGCTGACTTCATCCAGGACATGCGCCGCATTATCAAGCGCGCGGTCTTCCCTCGCATGGACGTGGTGATTGATGAAGCTAAGCTGAAGGAACGTATCCCTCCAGAGATCGAAAACGATCCTACAAAGCTGGATGCGTTCCTCAACGCAACAATTTCGGCCATCCAGACCATGGTAACTTCCATCGGCCCAGAAGATGCCTTGGTGCATTTCGATTTCATTACGGTTACCCAAGTAGCAGAGACAGCCGGCGACAACGCCCAGAGCTTTGAGACTGTCAAGGATATCTACGACGAGAAAGTTTCCACCGGCGCCAAGGTGCTACCCTCAGTGCTTGGTCACGGTTCAGGGTCGCAAAACGTGGCCTCGACGGAGACCTTGGTGTTCATGCTCTCTGCCAATGGCTTAATTCGCCTGAAGCTACAAGAGATGTTCAGCAAGGCGTTTACTCTCTCAGCCCGGCTGTTTGGGTATGACGTCACAGTAGAGTTCCTTTACCAGGACATCAACCTGCGGCCTGAGTTGGAGCTGGAAAGCTTCCGGGCCATGCGGCAGTCGCGCATGCTGGAGCAATTAAGCCTTGGCTTTTTAACCGATGATGAGGCAGCCCTGGAGTTGACCGGCAACCTTACACCGGTGGGCTTCAAGCCGCTGTCGGGGACGCAGTTCTTTAAGGGGGCTCCGCCAGTCAATGAGAATCCATTAGGTAATCAACAGGGGGCGCTCAATCAGAGTCTCAAGCCCAGCACACCGACGAAGAAAAAGGGGAAGCAATAATGGCTCACGAATTTTGGTACGGTGACGCAGAGTCGCACGCAGCAGTGCTGGAGGCTCGGACCCAGGTAGGCAAGTTGATGGCACAGATATCCGCGGATGACGGTAATCTGCCGGATCTTCCTCCGCTGTGGGCGCGAGAAGGTGACATTGCTGTAGTCAATGTTTTCGGTTCGCTGGTGCCAGGTACTGCCGGATACTGGCGGCTGTACGGCGTGACCGGCTATTCTGACATCACTGACGCAGTGATTGAGGCGGTTTCTGACGACACGATTAAAGCTGTGGCCCTTCGTGTGGAATCGCCAGGCGGGAGCACGACAAACCTGGCAGAAACTGCGGACCTGCTGGTGAAGCTGGGCAAAATCAAACCTCTGTATGCCCACAGCGAAACTTGCATGGCTTCTGCTGGCTACTGGATAGCATCAGCGGCCTCCACGGTAAGCCTTAACCCTAGCGCACAGGCAGGCAGTATTGGTTGTGTAGCTATTCTCACATCGTTTGCCCGTGCATACACGGAAATGGGCATAGACCGAGAGGTAGTGCGCAGCGGGCAGTACAAAGCACTTGGGTCATCCGTGGAGCTGATCTCCCAGCTTGCCAAGGACGAGTTACAGTCTAAGGTAGATGATTTGGCTGCCATGTTTGATGCTTATGTAGGCAAACGCCGTGGGCGCACAGCGTCGCAGGTTAACACCGACATGGGCCAGGGCAGGATGTTTCTGGGCAAGCGTGCCCTGGACGCAGGCTTGGTAGATAAGTTGATGACTTATGACCAAATTATGCGATTTATCGAAAAAAGTTGACAAAGCAAAATCTGTACCACAAAATGTCTGAAATTACTTAAGGAGTAATACCATGAAACTCAACGCTGCCCAGATTAAAGCTGCTGAAGCTGGCGCAAGTCCTGAAACTATTGCTGCGCTGGCCACGGATGCGCCTGGTGCAGTTCCGACGACTTTGGTTGTTCCTGAAGCTTCGGCTGTTGTTACTCCGGCGCCTGTCGTAACACCTGCTTCTGTAGTGGCCACTGTGCCAGCAGCTGCAGTAGTTACCACCATGGAGATAGCTGCTCACGAAGGTATCGTGGCATCTCTGCAGACGCAGATCACTACAGCGAATACTTCGCTGATCAGTGCTCAAGCCAAAATTCAGAATCTGGAAGCTTCCGTAGCGCAAACCGAACCTCTCCTGGGCATCGTTCGCGAAGTCCTGGGGAACAAGTTGGTAGCCATGGGGGGTTCTCCGGATGCTGCAAAAACATTTAATGCCAGCAATATTGTGGCAGAATTCCAACGTGTCGATACGCTTTTTAAAGCCACGTACAAGCCTAACGGCGTAGCAAAGCCAGCAGAAGTTGACCCAGTGTCAGCCTCTACTGAAGTTGCTGCGTTTGCCGGTACTCGCAACTTCTACATCCCATCCTAAATAGAGGCGTATCATGTCAAAAGCACATTTTATCGTACCTACAGGGGCCACTGAAGATGTCATGACTGTCCGTTTAGGCAGCGCGATAGCTACAAACGGCGTCATTGGTACAGGGGGTTCGATGAACCCTGAGATCGATCAAAACAAATTTGTCAAGCTGGCAGGTGAGAGTCGTTACGACTTGGCTGCAGCCGGTGACGCTATTGAAGCGTACACATCTTCAATTGAGCAAGCGCTCTCTGGTGGCTACTCAATCGGCGGCATTGTGCGTGAAGGTGCGATTTACGTTGTGGCTGATGGCCTGCAAGCCACAGCCGGCACCGGAACACTTGCTGTAGGTGACTATGTGGTAGTGGGTACCGTGGCAGCAATCGGTACCGCAAACACACTGGGTTACCCTAAGGTCTGTAAGGCTACACAGCAACCTGGAGCAGTTCCGGCTGACTTGACTGCTGCAGGTCTGCAGGCACGCAACGCTGCTTACCCATGGCGTGTTGAGTCCCTGGGCACTGTAGGGACCGGCGCTGTCGGTACAATAATCGTAATTTCACGTACAGGGAGCTAATACCATGGCATTCATTCTCAACCATAAGGGTGAACGTATCGATACACCCATCGACGCTTCCATGTATCAAGAAGCGAAGACAGCCGGCGTATCTGTCCCTCAACTGCTGAATCGCAAATTCGGTGGCGGTACGGATATCACCAAGTTTGGTACACCTTTCCAGCAAATGTGTGCTTCTGAAGGTTTGATCATTGTTCCGAAGGGTGCCAGCAATCCTTATGGTGTTCGCTCACCTCTGGTGGCTGACATCCTGGACAATAAGCTGCCGATCTCTGCAGCTGCCGGCGTGGGTCCGACAAACGTTTCCCAAACCGGTACACCTTACGGCCAACAGTCACGCAACTTGTTTCCTGCTGCGGTCATTGCTTACATCGAAGGCCAAGTACCAGTTGATCGTGTGACAGATACTGTCATGTTCAACGAAATGGTTGGCCAGGAGCTGTCGGTAGCTGGCGACTTGTTCGAACAGCCTATCATCAGCTTTGACAACACCAACGGTGCGCAAAAAGCGAAAGCTCAGCGCGTTGCCCAGTTGGCCGATGTGCCTACAATGCTGACACTGACCAGCACTGACAAGCCTCGCCGCCTGCCTACCTACGGTATGGGTATCGAGATGTCTCAGCAGGCACTGCGTTCGTCCACCTTGGACACCTTGGCCATGACGATCAAGCGTTACCTGGAGATTGAAAAAGACCAACGTGTCTACAATTTCTTGTCGAGCCTGTTCTCTGGTGACAATGACATGTGTATCGGTGCGATTTCAGCCGTGACGTCCACTTCCCTGGACTCTGCGGCAACCGGTGGCGTATTGACTCACAAGGCCTGGGTGAAATTCCTGGCAAGGAACCGTAAAAAACGTAAAATCACTCACGCGATTTGCGACGTTGATACGTACCTGAAAGTCGAAGGTCGTACTGGTCGCCCCGGCTTATCGGCTTACGATCCACGCTTGCCTACCATTGATCCACAGGCGCGTGCGGCCAATGTCTCGTTTGGTACTGACGTCCGCTACTTCCTGGTGGATGCTGCAACAGATGGCGGTCCGGTGCCTGCCAACACTGTATGGGCGTTGGACAGCGCTCAGGCTGTGTCTCGGGTCACAAACACAGAAGCTGCTTACCAGGCAACCGAAGCGTTTGTGCTGCGCCGCAGTGAAGTGATGGTTATGCACTGGTCGGCTGAAGTATTCCGCATGTTTGGGGATGCAGAGTTGACACCGTTCGACGTGTTGACAATCAGCTAAAGCACAGCACCGTATCCGGTCAACAGAGTCGGCTCTTACCGTGAAAAATAAAACGGCCCTTCGGGGCCGTTTTAGTTGGACAAAGCGAATTTGTCAAATTTTCTGAAACTTGTAGTACAATCCGATTACCTAATTCATGGAGAACGGTATGAAAATCGTAAATCAAAGTGGTGACTGGCTGCAAAGCACAGCGCAATTTCGTTTGGTAGATCCCTCTACCGGTACAGCATTTGCGCCAGCAGAGCCTACCAAGGCTACGCGCAATGCCTGGGTGCAATCGCAACCTTGTATCCTGCGCGCGCAGGATCCTACAGCAGAAGCCTCAGACGCATCGCAAGCTGCTTTGGACAAGCTTAACGCAGAAGATGCCGCTGCACGCGCGGCGGCTGAGGCCTCTGCCGACAAGGTTATTGCAGATGACAACGCCCGCATGCTGAGCAACGCTCCTCCAGGAGCAGCGCCAGCAGAACCTGTTGCTGAAGAACCTACCCCAGAAGACCCTAAAAAGTCTGGTAAGAAATAAATCAAAGGCCTGCATATGCAGGCCTTTGATTTTGGTGTAGCATAATCTGTGCCATCTATGCCATAATCGCAGAAAGGAGCAAACCATGGCAACTGCGATTACCACCTACTGCACAGCAGACAACGTTCGGGCAACCTTGGGGGTGTCTGTAGACGAGATAGACGACAGCGTTGTCATGGATAAGAACAACGCTACGCGCCTGGCCGAACGCATGAATGAGTTGAGTCCGGACCTGGCAGCGTACTACCTAACGCTGAAGGCACTTGGGTCACCGACAGCAAACCAGACGCGCATGATTGACTTGGTAGAGTCGTTTGCCTCGTACATTGTGGCCCAGCGCATAGCTGAGACTGGGGCCATCTCTATCCCTAAGTCCATTGAGGACAGCAAAGCCAAAATGGAGCGGAACACAGATTTCTACAAAGACCTGCTGACGAATCTGCTCAACAGCATTGCGTATATCTCTTCAAAGATATCCTCGCTCTACCTGATTCTTGTGCCTGGTGGCACCGTGGTGGCTTCTGTGGTGCCTGTCTATATGGTGACGTCGCCTATCAGCTTTGACCCGGTCACGAACCAATGAAACTTTCTGCCGTTTCCAGCTACTTTGATAAGGAAAGCGTTACTGACGCTTATACAGGAGCTTTTCTGTTTAAAGGTCAGATGCTGTCACCAGCAGAGCATGTGTCAGGTGATACTTTTCGCCGGCACACCTTGTCTACCAAAGATGGCATCACGTCACCTGCGCGGCATGCTGTGGTGATCATGGGTGACGTCTGGCTGGTAGGCAACAACAATCCGGACGGCTTTAAGGGTTATGTTGTCCGTCGTAACTTCTCGCTAAAAAAGTCCACTGGCGTGGCAGACCTGCTGACGCCAGGTCAAGCATGTTTAGCAGGCTCTGGGCTGAGTCTGCATATCTACAAAGAGTACTACAGGGATTCGCAAAGCCTCCCAACCGAAGCAGACCTTGACACCTTTTGGAACGTCTACTGCCCTATTAATGAGGCAGTTGCCAAGGGAGCGTTTTTACGCGAAGGCTCCCGTGTACTCCGTGTGCGAAACGTCTATGAGGTGGCCGAAGGCTTTAACATTGCTGAGGCGGACCAGTTCGACGATAACGCCATCCAGTCAATAACTTTCACGACCAATGGTGTACTGAATGTCATTACAGATACTTACCCAACAGTAAGCGTAGCTACGACAGGTATCCAGACCGATGTCTTTAAGTTTTACCGCTTTAGCACGGCTGCCGAAGACAAACAGTTACCTGGTGACAGGGCGCTGTTTGTGGCGCAGAGCGCGGTTACGCCAACTATTTCCAGTCAAGTGACCATGCTGGGTAAGTCCTGGAGGGTACTGGCTGTGGTGCCAGAACTCGACGCCTGGGCGCTGCATGTGAGGCTGTCGTGATCTATTTCGATCAAGCTGCCATAGCAAGAAACCTTGAGAAACTTGTCAAGGTGCGTAAAGCATTTGATGACCGTCTGAGCGCTATGTACCAGAAGCGTGTCAGGGACATGTTCAAGACGCTCGGTCTGATCTCTCCTCAGTACTCCGGGGAGTTCGCCAGCAACTGGTATATCGTGCCCGACACACCTACGCCTGGCGCATTTCAGGGCTGGCGGAACAAGCAGATAGTGAGCCCGATTGCTGGGCTGAGGTCTCCTCCGAAAGTCTTGGGGGACGGTGAGGCTGTAGAATTTGCCACAGGGCGCGCCCTGACTGTGCAGTTCACGTATAGGCAGAAAGTCTATTTTGTGAATAGTGACCCGCTGGAGTTCACAGCCACCACAGTGACAGATACATCTGGAGAGACTAGGCAGCTGCGGCCAAGCAACTTGCTGACGCCTCCGCAGATGATGTTCAGCTACTTAAAATCGAGGTACGCGGTATGACTATTACACTAGTGAGAGAGCAGGCGCGGGTGGACGTGTCTACGGTGGTAGCTGCTATCGTGACGGCATGGACTGACTACCCACTTGTGGTGGAGATGGATAACCGCCAAGCTGTGGACCAGGCCAAGCAAGTTAAGCCTTACCTGCAGGTGGAGTTGAGGCTGATCACAGGGCAGCAAGCCGACTTGGCAGATAATCCACTTGTGCGCCAGGACGGGCAGATCTTGCTATCGGTCGTGGCTAAGGCAGGATCGGGCACGTCAGACAGCAATAAGCTTCTGGACTTTATTCGCCCTTACTTCAACGGCAAACGTATAGGCATTTTGGAATGCAAGGCTTTTGAGGACTACCCATGCAAGCCTAAGGACGGCTGGTATTATTCTTTGGCAGTTGTGAATTTTTACTACAACTATCTGACTAATTAGTCAAACTTTTGTAAAACTGGCACTATTCTGGTGCTATACTTTCGTGGCAAACTTAACTTGGAGAAACCCTCATGACTCTCGCTTCTACGAATCGCGTGCAAATGCGCATTATAGCGGAATCGGTCTATAACACCATTCCTGTCTCTGGCAACCCTTATAACCTGCGTATGACCGGCGAGAGTCTGGACTTCACACGTACGAAAGAGAGTGACAAGGAGATCCGTGATGACCGCCAACTGTCTACAACCACCACAGTGGATGCGCAGGCAGCCGGCGACATAAAAGTCCACGTGCAGTATGCTGAATACGACCGCCTGTTCGCCGCCGTTCTTCAGGACACCTGGACAGTTTTCGGCACAAATGGCGTAGGTACGACTTTTACTGCTGATTACACAGCAACAACGATCACCGCCTCAGTGGCCACGTCTGGCTCCAGTATTTTCACCAGCCTGCAAAAAGGCCAATGGTTCCGCCTCTTGGCACCGTCCACTGCTAACGACGGCAAACTGTTGCGCGTGTCCTCTTCTGTGGCACCGACCACCACAGTGATTACGCTGGACGCTAACACGCCGGCTACAGTTGCCACAGCTACAGCGCTCTGCGTAATTCAAACTTCCCGCCTGACCAATGGCGTCACTATGCCATCGTTCACTCTGGAACGTGGTATGAGCGACATCAACCAGTTCATGGCCTATCGCGGCATGTGTGTCAGCAAGTTTGCTACGCAGTTTTCTGCTGGTGCGCTGAATGACGGCACTTTCAGTTTCATGGGTTCAGGCTTCACTCGCAACACTGCAACGAACCTGCCAGGCACGCCGGTGGTGTCTCAAACTTACAACATCACCAACGGGGTTACCGGTGTAGGTAATATCTGGGCCGGTGGCGCACCTCTGACTGACTCTATCAAGTCTATGACGATTGATATTGACAATACGTTGCGTGGTCAAAAAGCAATCGGCACACTTGGCAATGTCAACATCGGCGTAGGCACCTTCATGGTTAAAGGTACTATGGAAGTGTACTTTGCTAACGGCACGCTGTATGACCAGTTTGCAAATGATACCTTCACTTCAGTGAACTTATCTGTGCAAGATACCTCTGGCAACGGCTATGTGCTCACCTTCCCTCGCGTGATGCTGACGGCGGCAAAAGTGCAAGCCGGTTCGAAGGATGCTGACTTAATGGCCAGCTTTGAATATACGGCATACGCCGACCTGGCAAATGCCACAACAGCCCTGCGTAAGACCATGTTCATGGACCGTGTAGGCGTAGCAGTTCTGCCGTAATACTTAGATGGCAGGCCTTAAGGCCTGCCATCTACTGTCTACAGATTTAGCTCCCACTTAGTCAGACCACAGTCATAAATTTGATAGATTCTGTTTGCTTCACAGTTCTGCTTCTCACTCATCTCCGGATTAAATACTTTCAGCTTCTTAGAGAGATGCTTCCTCTGGTAGTTTGATTTGTGTATCCGTCTGTTGTTCACTACGTAGGTGTAGTCTGGATCACTCACCTTTACGAGTGAGAACCCCAGCTGTCTATACATGTCACCTTTAGAGTACCTGTTGTCTGAAAAGCTGACTACCTGCTTAGGGTCAAACTGCAAGGTAAATGCCTTTAAAAGTTTAGAGGCACCGCCCACCACAAGACGTGAAGTGGCATACCTTGCCAGGTTCCAGGTACCCTCAGTAATTTTTCCTCGGCCTCCAGACCCCTTCTGGAAACTCATGCAGGCAACTAAGTCGTTTTCAAACATAAGCCCCAAGTGGACCGTGGCGCCACAGGCACCTTGGATGTGGTTTCTGGTGCAGAACTCTTTAGCTACAGAAGGCTTTAAGGTAACAACTTCAGTTGCCCTGGCCCCTACCCTGCTCTTGGCTGTCCCAGGGAGCTTGCTGAGGATTAAGTTAATAACTTGAGAGCGCTGCAGCCTCCACTCATCTTCAAATATCTGAAGGAGGAAGATACCTTGGCTGTTGGCTATGTCTAACTTACGCCTATGGCAATCGTTCTTCTTGACCCTTGAACTGTGGAAATAGAGGCCGTTAAGCTCAATGCCTATGCTCAGTTCAGGCAGCCAGATGTCTATTTCTAATTTCCCTTCCAGTTTTCTCTGGTCCCGCTCCACTACCTGGCCGGCGTCTATCAAGATCTGGCAGATATCCTTATGCCATTGAGTGTCCCTACCCCTCCAGCACTTAGGGCACCCTTGCCCAGCAAACACGTGGTTTGCTGCTTCCTGGCGGAACTCTCCGTGGAGTGGGCAGCAAACTAAGAGCTTGTCTTTAGTGTTCCTGTACTGAGGTGCTTCAGGATCTTTTGGATAGCTGAACCGTCCCTTGTGCCCTACTGAAGCCAAAGTAGTTATGTCAGAGTGGCTGTGCGCCCTCAAGGCAGATCGTCTAGAAAGACCACACAGCTGACAGCCTCGGCCTTGCTGATGCTTGCTAGCCTCCAGGCTAAACCTCCCGTGAGTCTTGCATATGATTGCAACTACACTTCTGTTGTTTCTGTATCCTGGACAGCTATCCGGGTAGGTGTACGTGTCCCCATGAGCTACCTTGAACCCAGCTACGGCTGCTTCATAGCTCTTTGCCGCAAAAGGGCTACACTTGGGGCACTTCTGACCTTGTGTATGCGCAAACGCTGACATCATAAACTCACCGTGCACCTTGCAGACCACAGATATTGGCGACTTGATGTTTACATAGCCTGGATGAGTAGCTGCATAAGCGTACTCATTTTGGTGTATGTCTAAGCACCTGGACACTACGGCTTCATAGCTTGTTCTGACAGACCCTCCGCAAGCTGGGCAGCCAGAGCCACAGACATGGCTGCCTGCTTCTTGTGCAAAGTTTCCATGGTTAGGGCAGGTAATCAGAATCTTACTCTCCCGGCTCTTGTAGCTAGGGTCACTAGCAGGGTATGAGTACTTTCCTCTGTGCTTGATTATGGCTTCCTGTACAGTCATCTCATAGGTTTTGGCTGGCATAAACTCTCCGTAAAACACCACCTTACCAGATATCGGCTACACCAGCAAGCCCTGTTCAGGCAACTGCCAATTCCGCTCTTTATTACTTTTGGCTAAGTGCTCTAAGTTTGACATTTCCCCGAAGTTTGATATACACTAAACGTTCAATTTAACCAGGAGTATCAAATGGATATTTTTAATGCTTTCGCTACGGACATGGCTAAAGAAGACCAAGGCGTTGAGTGCCAGCTCGACGACGCTTTCTTCACAATTGGCCGAGCGAACAATACGGCGTATAACCGGGTGTTCATGGAACTGTACGAAAAGCATCGCCAGGCATTGGACATGAAGAACGCCGAGTCCGAGCGTATCTCCAAGGTGATCGATCTGGATGTAACGTCCAAGACGGTACTGCTGGGCTGGAAGGGCACTGTCACATTCAAGGGTGAAAGCCTGAGCTACTCTGTGGCAAACGCTCGCCTGTTGCTCGAAGTGAAAGACTTCCGTTCCTGGGTGATGAAGCAAGCGAACAATTTTGAACTGTATCGTGTCGTTCAGGAGGAAGCCGACACAAAAAAATCAGTGACTACCTCCGATGGAACCTTGAGTGGGGAAGTAGTATTCAGTTCTTAACCCAGAAATGGAAAGCGGAGGGGAACATGCCTCCGGGTCTCAGGGACAGACCGGCACTGGACATCAAGCAGACTGCGTTGTTTAAGCATTTTGAATTGTTGTCCCCTAGCCGGCCTATGGGTCCAGTTGGACCTCTAGCTATCCCCATTTCTGAAGTAGAAGCGTATTGCCGGCTATATGCCATAGGCACCCTCACCCGGCGTAGCGAAGTACACAGAGTGATTAGCAAGCTTGACCCTATATTCCTTGAGTACTGTGACAAAAAGCGCAAAGAATCAGAAGAAGCTGCTAAACGAAAATAAGAAGTTGCAACCCTCAGGCTCCTGTTAGATAATGCCCATCTAACAGGAGCCTTTCCCTATGGACAATGAAAAACTTGAGATTGGGTTTAACAGCCCTGGTGTTGAGCTGATTGAACGGGCCGTAAGCGCCCTGGACAATTTGCACAAAGCGATGGCTCAGTTGGGGTCTGGCTCCGCTGGCGCGTCTCTCAAGAGCGTAGAGTCTCAGATGCAGATCATGCAGGCGTCGATGACGACTGGCTTTACTGAGATAGAGGTCCGCCTTAACAGTTTCGAGGCCAAGACCAAAGCAGTTTCTAAAACATCCATGCAAGCTGCCATGGACGAGGAACGCTGGATCAACGCTCGCCTGGAAGGCCAGCGCCGTTACGCTGCCGGTGTTGTTGAAGCTGACGACCGTGCAATTACCTCTCTCGAAAAGCTCACCAGTGCGATAGCTAAAGCTTCTACCCGTCCAGGCTACTTAGCCGCAGGACCATCGTGGTGGGAAGAAGAGCTTGCCAAACAGGAAAAAGCGTCTGCTCAACTGGAAGCCAGCTATCAGAAGTCAATCGTTGAATTGGATAAGCTTTCCAAGTCAGCTATCAAGGCCGTCACGCAGCCTGGCTACTTAGCTGCAGGACCATCATGGTGGGAAGAAGAGCTTGCCAAACAGGAAAAAGCGTCTGCCAGGCTAGAGTCAAATTACCAGAAATCGATTGTTGAATTAGACAAGCTGGCGAAATCTGCCATCAAGGCCGTTACACAACCTGGGTACGTTCCGGCAGGACCATCGTGGTGGGATACTGAGCTGGCCAAAGAAGAGGCCGCGCTGGAGCGTATGCGCCTGCTGAACACTAAATTCTTAGCTGCCAGCCCGGGCGCGCAGCTGTCAACTGCCAAGGAAGCCCAGGTTTACGGTAGCTTGGGAGGCGACGTCACGGCCAAGTACGGTACCAGTGCCGCTGGCCTGGCTTCCAACACTGCTGAGTATGCCAAGCTGGAGCAGGCTGCTAAGGCTTCTGCCGGAGCAATTGATCACCACAACCAGGCGATGCAGGAGGGGCATGCGTTTGCCCGAGGGCTGTCAGGCGCACTTGGTACGCTGTGGATTACCTATGGCTCGCTGGTGCCACTGCTTGCCGGTGCTGCGATTGCGGGTTCCCTCAAGAAAATTTATGACATAGGCAAAGACGTAGAGTACCAGCTGGCATTTGTGAAGGCTTTGACTGACACGCCAGTAGACCTGGACAAATTCCTTGCCATTACGTCAGGTACGGTCGTGTCAATACACGAAGCGGCTGAAGGCATGCGTGCCTTGGCCCAGAACGGCTTAAACGCTCAGCAGTCGCTGCAGGCTTTACCAGCAATCCTGAACCTGGCCACTATTGGCGAAATGTCTGTGAGTCAGGCTGCGCTGTCGGCTACTGGCGTGCTCACTGCTTTCAACTTGGAGCTGTCGGAACTTGGACGGGTAGGTGACGTTTTTGCCAAGGCCGCAGCAACCTCAAACACCTCAGTAGCCGGCATGACTGAGTCGATGAAGACCGCGTCTACCGCATCCTCTCTTTTCGGCGTATCGCTGGAAGAGACAGCAGCATCTATTGGTGTTTTAGCCAAACTAAACATTGTAGGCACGGCAGCAGGTACGTCTTTCCGCAATATTTTGAAAGACCTGTACGAGCCAACAAAGAAACAAGCTGACGCTCAGAAAGCGTTAGGCATCTCTACACGGGACAGCAGCGATCAACTGAAAAATTACGTACAGGTACTGAGTGACATACGTGCAAAAACCGCAGCGCTCAGCGAAGGAGGCAAGCTCAACTTCCTCAGTCAGCTATCTGACGAGCGTGGCGCCAAAGCGCTGATTGCCACCTTGGCCAACTGGGACGAGTTCACTGCCAAGATCGAGGAAGCCAAGAATGCAGCCGGGTTTACGGCTGAAGCCGTAGTGAAACTTGAGGATACTGTGCAAGGCGCTTCTAAGCGCATGGCTAACAACATCCAGGATACGTTTATCAAGGCGTTCTCCGAGGCTTCTCCTATTATTCAGCGTACCGTGACTGAGCTGGGAGACTTGGCCAAGTCCAAAGACCTGGTAAGTTTCTTCAGCGGATTGGCTGAAGGGGTGGCCAATCTTACACGGTTTATCGTAGAGCACGCCTCAACGATTAAGACTTTGCTGGAAGTATACATAGGGTTCAAGACACTTACCTATGCCGTGGCCTCATACCAAGCACTTGCTATTGCTATGGGAACGTCCACAGCAGTTACCACAGCAGAGGCTGCCGCTACGCGCATGGCTACTGCTATTAAGACAGCTTACACCGGTGCTGTGGCCTCAAGTACATTAACTTTGGTCGGAGAAAACGTGGTAATGGGTGCAGCCACGGTAACTTCAGGTATGCTGGCCACGGCCACTACCTTTCTGGCCGGGACTTTCCGATTACTGGTGGCCTCACTTGGTCCAATCGCCTTGGCGGTGACTGCTGCAGTGACAGTGTACGAATTGTTTATCAAGCGTGCTTCCGAGACAGATAAAGAACTGCTGCGCAACAGTAACACCCTGAACGTGATTAACGAAGACCTGGATAAGCAAATTGACAAATTGGCAAAACGTAACGCTTTGTGGAACCCTAAGACTTTTGAGCATGCTCCAGAGGACATAGCCGCGTCTGATAGCCTGGCTAAGGCTAAGCTTGAAGTGAACCGCGCGCAGGCCTTGGTAGACCAGGCGGAGAGGGTCGCTGCTGACCGGCTGCAGAATCAGGGATCGTCACGTGGCACGACCAGGGCGAATAACGAGGTGGCTGAGTACCGTAAAGTGCTGGAAGAGAAAAAATCGCTCTTGAAGGCAGCTTTAGACGAAGAGGCCTCCATGGTTGATAAGCGCCGGGACGAGCAGCAAGATAAAGAACTGGATGCTTTCCGCAGTGGCCAGGAAAACTTAATTAAAGAACTTAAAAAGTTCCGTGCTCAAGCCGACGCCATAGGCGGGTATACCTACACCAAAGATGGCCAAAAGGTTGAAGGGTCTGGCCACACTCTGGCGACACCTGCGCAAAGCGAAGTCTATCAAGGAGCAGATTCGCTTATCGCTGCAGTGAAAGCCGCAGCCACGCCAGCGGACCTGAAGGACATCATTTCCAGTTTTGACGCACTCAAAGCAAAGCTGAGTGAAGTCAGTCAAGGGTATGAGAAGGCTGACCCGTCCAAGCTGAACCAAGCGTACGCTGCTGCCAAAGAAAAAATTACTGAAGCACTACAGCTCCGCGAGAGAGAGATCAAGCAGACATACACGCTCATTGAGCTGAAGGCTAAGAATGGCGACGCCGGGCCTATGGAGCTGATTACCGCTGAAGGCGTGAAGAACGTCGAGGTGGCTCTGGCCAAGATGGAAGCTGCACATGCTCTGGCAGACTTAGCAGCTAAGCGTAGCGATAAACCGGGTGACATCGAAAAAGCCGTGGGTGAGTGGAAAAAGGCCCGACAAGACGCTAGCGACGCTATAGAGGTGCAGGACCAAAAACTGGCCAACTATGAAACTGCGATGGAGCAGGAAACTACCAAAAATTACATCCAGGAACTCACTGCACGTAAGCAGTATCGTAAGGCTGCGGAAGTTGAAGCTGAAGCTGACTTTGGTAAGACAATTCGCGGCCTGAAAGCGGACATTGTCAATTTTAACTTGGACGAGAGCAATTCTGCACAGTTCCCCGTATTCAACAAAATGTTGAAAGAACTGGATGGCTTTGAGAAAAAATTCGAAGCTAAGGTGAACGCAGGAAAGATGAAGGAACTTGCTGAAGGCATGAAGACAGCCGGTGACCAGGTAGCTGAGGTGATGTCTAACCTGCAGCTGAAGGCTAAGGCTGCAGCAGGCATCTTTGACAGGGACAGTCTTGAGGAAACTATTGGGTCGTTGGGGCTTATTCGAGATGAGTTTGCCGCTACAGGCAAAGCTGCTGAGGACCTGTTTGACAAGACGGGCGATCCTCAAGCTTTTCAGGTATTCCGCGCTGCGCAGAAAGATGTGGCAAAGCTGGGTAACGATATTCTGGCGCTCAAGCAAAAGCTTGCCATGGGGCCATTCACAGAACTTGCTAAAAACTTTGCTAGCCTGGGTGACTCGTTTAAGGGCATCGCTACAGCGATTACCGGTGTAGGCGAAGCGTACACCAAACTGATCACGCTATCTGAACTGGAGAGCCAAGGCGAGAAAATAAAAACTCAAGATCGTATTGGCGCTTATGGTGACATGGCGTCTGCGGCTAAAGGTTTCTTTGGGGAGAATACTGCAGGGTACCGCGCACTGGACGGCGCTGCGAAAATCTTCCATACAGCTCAGGTTGCAATGAACCTGGTGGAGATGGCACAGCTAGCTATTAAGGCCGTGATGTCGCAGGGTAGTGGTGACCCCTACACAGCTTGGCCTCGCATGGCTGCCATGGCAGCAGTGATGGCTGGACTTGGCTTTGCTGTCGGTGGTGGATTTGACCACGGAGGCGGAGGCGGGCAGACAGCAGCGGAAGTGCAGAAGACCCAAGGTACCGGATCAGTGTTTGGCGACGCCACAGCGAAATCAGAATCAATCGTGAAGTCAATGGAGATATTGAAAAATAACTCTAATATGATGCTGCCTGTTAACCAGGGTATGCTGGCGGCTCTGAAAAATATCGAAGCGTCAATGACCGGGCTGACAAACTTGCTGATACGTACACCAGGAGTTGCTGAAGGCACGAATCTGGGGATAGCTACTGGGCAGATTAACGCCAAGGGTTCGCCTACTGACATAGTCTCCAACGTCATGACGGGTGTTACGAAAATTCTGTTCCCAGTAATTGGCGGCGGCATTGCAAGCTTTATCAATAACTTGTGGGGCAAGACGACACAGAATATTGTGGATTCCGGCATCAAGTTTGGAGGCAGCCTTTCAGCGCTGCAGGCGGGACAGGGGTACAACCAGTACGCGAGTGTTGACACGACTACTTCAAGTTGGTTTGGTCTGTCTAAGAGCACATCCAACAGTGTACAGACACAGAATTTGAACCAGGAGCTAAGCAACCAGTTTGGCCTGATCTTTACGAGCCTGGAGAAAACTTTGCAGGTAGCGTCGGGCAGCCTGGGGTCGTCGGCCACGGATGTTGAGAAAGCGCTCAGCCAACTTGAGATAGCACCTACTACACTGTCGCTGAAAGGCCTGACAGGCCAGGCGCTTACAGACGCACTGAACGCAGTCATCAGTAAGACGATGGACGAGATAGCCATGACGGCTCTGCCAGGGCTGGACCAGTTCCGCGCGGTAGGTGAAGGCTACGCCCAGACAGTGATTCGAGTGGCTAGCGGGATTGAAGAGGCTAAAGGCGCCCTTGAGAAATTTGGTATTGCTGCTATCGACTTTAAGTATGTCACGGACAAGCAGGGTGACGTTGGTGCTGAGATTGTTCGCCAATCGATTATGGCTGTGGAAGTCATCAAGGCACACTACGACGCTGGCGCTATAGGGGCTACGGTCTATGCTTCGTCGCTGAATGGCATCGGCGAAATAATGAAGAACATGCAGGGCACCGCCTCAGAACTTGCCACGGAATACCAAGCACTGTTGGACGTCCGGAAGCTTCTGCGCGCTTCCAACACCGATGACCAACTGCTGAGTCTGAGCATGATCAAAGGTGCGGGCGGACAGTCTGAGTTGACCAACGGTTTGCAGGCGTACAACGATAAGTTCTTCACCGATGCAGAGAAAAACGCCTCAGCCCTGAAAGAACTGAATATGCAGTTTGAAGATCTCGGGGTAACTTCTATACCGAAAACTCACAAAGAGTTCCGTAGCCTGGTTGAAGGCATTGACCTCACCACTGAAGCAGGTCAGCGGTTGTTTGGCGGTTTAGTCACTTTGAGCAGTGCTTTTGACACTGCCTCTGCAGCGGCAGAAGCTGCTGCAGCCTTAGTGATAGCTTCTGCTGCAACGGCTCGCCGCGAAGACGTAGCTATTCGCAATAGCGCAGATGAAGCAATAGCGACTGCGGCAAAGACTGCGGCTGACGCGTTGCAGGTGCTGGTGAAGGCTGCGCAAGACAGCATACCGAACCTGCTGAAGGCTGGCAATGCCACAGCAGCCTTGTCTGCCAACTTGATGGGTGTGTTCACCTCAGCGACATTCTCCAATGAAGCGGCAGCACGGTTTAACGCTAGAGCCGGAGTGCAGATGGCTGGCCAAGTGAGCGCGAATGCTTTGCAGACGCAGGACGCCGGGAAAGTTATTGCTGATCTGCTCTCGCGTTCACTGAGTAATGACTTTAACGAGAGCATGGCACGCGAAGTAAAAGGAGGACTTGGCATCACGATGGGCACCGCTGTGTCTGACGTTCTGCATGACATGTTCTTGACTGCAGGCAAAATGCTTGCCATGCGAGATTTCGCTCCGCAAGGCCCAGGCATCGCCAATGTTATTGCCGCGCGCGCGCAATTCGCTTTTGACAGTGATACTAAATCCTATCGTAAATCTCCAGGTTCAGACGACTTTGTTACGGTCTACGGCAAAGACATCCAGGCGTACAAAGATGCCCTCTCTTCTCTGGACTTTGCCCTGAAAACTGGCAAGATCACCCAGGAAGAGTACGCCGTTGGCCTGGTAGCTGTTGACCGGGTGATGAAAGACGCTAAAGACTTGGCCGGCGATATGGCAGCTCAGCTGGCGCGCGTGAACGAAGACGCTCAGCGCTTGGTCAACAGCGGGCTGAGTTCAATAGGCTACTATTTTGGAGAGATTACAAAAGGGGCTGACGCCTTGGCAGCCGCTGCTGCTGCTGCCAACACTCCGCTGAACCAGACTGAGACTGCCATAGGCCGATTGACGTCACTGGCAACTGTGCTGGGCAGCTCTGTATCCGCAGTGGTTGAAGGACTTGACGCCCAGATAGGCGTTTTGACCAAACAGCTACTGGCCAGCCCAGACGGCGAACAGAGGCTTAATTTGGCTGCCCAACTGAAGTCTGTGCAGTACGACCGGGCGCATGTGGGTGACGCTAATTCCATGACCGGTAATGCCGACTTGATTGCTCGCACTGCAGCAATGGCGTCAGCAGCCATGACCACAAGCGATGCTAGCAAAGCCGCCGCATCCTTGGCCACTTCAGGTGCGTTTGCCGGTTCTTTGCCTGTGCAGATTCGGGACTTCTCCCTGCTCCTCGATGGTGTAAAGCAGTTTGATCCTGCTGGGTTTGAGAATTCGTTCACTCGTATCAACGCTGCGCTGATTAAAGGTGTGATTAACCAAGACCAGTACAACGCGCTGTTTAGTGAGGGTATTGGCATATTCAACACAGGCAAAACTACGCTGGAGAATGCCCAGGCATCGGCCACGCAAGCTGCGAAAGATGCTGCAGCGGCAGCTTCCGCGTCTGCTGCCGTACAAGAAACGGCAACGAAAACCTTGGCCGATACTTTCTTGGCCCTGCAAAAAGCTGCCCAAAGCTTGACCGACAGCTTGTTGCTGGATACTAAATTTTCGCCGCTCTCGCCAGAACAGCAGATTGCTGAAGCCTCTGCACAGTACTACCGTACCCTGAATGATGCCTTGTCCGGGGATGCTAATGCTGTGGATCAGTATCAGGCTGTGGCGAAAACTTACCTGGACACAATTGAAGCAAATGCGTCAAGCCAGTCACAATTGACTGCAGGAGTTGCTTCAGTTTTGTCAAACGATGCTATTATCACCAGCTATGACACAAGCAATCAAACACAGGAAGCCATGCTGGCAGAGCTCAAGCTTATGAAACAGGAAATTGCACAGCTTCGTGCAGCAAATGAATCAAGTGCCCTGAGCGACAGCAAGCAAGCGGTCATCATGGCTCAGTTCCAATCTGAAGGCATGCCTACATACACGGTGACGGCACCATGAGAGTAATTCGACCTACAGCGATTGTCGATGCAAATTTTGTAAGCAGCAGCGTGGCAGAGACTGAAGCTGCTGCTTACTCTGCTGCCACTACGTACGCTGCGGACGCTTTAGCGGTGTACCAGCATCGTGTGTACAAATCGCTACAAGCATCAAACACTGGGCACACGCCAGGCATAACAGCGTCCTCCACCTGGTGGAGTGATCAAGGCCCAACGAACATGTGGGCGATGTTTGATGGTTTAGTCAGTACTCCAACAGTTGCAACGAGTTCATTGACTGTGGTGCTGACTCCCGGCATTGTTGACTCAATCGCTTTGCTGTCTTTGATAGGCACTTCTGTTACTGTTAGCATGGTGGTTAGCGGCGCTACGGTCTATTCTGTCACTGAGTCCCTAATTGACGTGAGGGAGAAAACTAATGCGTATGCATACTGTTTTGCTCCTTCACGGCAAAGGACTAAGTTTTACAAAATTAGCCTGCCTCCGTACCTCCACGGTACAGTTACAGTTACCATTAGTGGTCCAAGTACTGTAGCCTGTGGCATGTTGGTTGTTGGTCTTCAGATGCTTTTGGGAGGCACGCAATACGGCGCAGCTCCAGGAATTGATGATTACTCTGTTGTGTCGTTTAATGCCTTCGGCGCAAGTACTTTGATAGTTAGGAATTTCTCATCCAGCCAGTCTGTGCAGGTGCTGATGGACAACGCTAACCTGGACTGGGTATACTCACAGATTGCTACCCTGAGGGCACAACCCTTGGTGTGGCTGGGTACGGACGGACTGTACGACTCGCTGGTGACTTATGGTATTTACAAGGGGTTTAAGCCTGTGATCACTTATTTTGCAAACTCTCTTTGCGCTCTTGACATAAAAGGCTTGATATGAGCATCAATCAGTTTTCAGTAATACCCAGCCAGCAGCGGCCTACAACGTTCTCTAATGACATGGATCAATTCCTGTCAGAGTTCAATCCAATCATTGTGCAGCAGAACGCAGTTAACGCCGCGCTCTCCCCTCTATCGGACGCTGCGACCACGATTATTGCTTCTGTTAATTACAAGGGCCTGTGGACTGCACTGACTGGTGCGCTCACCATTCCGGCTAGCGTGTACCACTTGGGCAAATTTTGGACGCTGACGCAAAACATCGCGGACGTCACGACGAAAGTACCTGGTACTGCGACAGAATGGGCGCAGCCGGTGGCCAGCTTGGGGGGCAGCCAGGTAACGACTAGTGCCACCAGCGTCACAATCGCCCTGCCAGCGTTTCGTGTGCAGTCTATTGCCATGACCGCGTCGGGGCAAAACGTGAATCTGCCCGCAGCTACTTTGATGTCTACTGGCTCTGGTTTATTCGTTTTCCGCAACGCCGGGTCAATACCGTGGAATCTGCGCGATGGTGCAAGCGCACTGAAAGCCGTTGTTGGCCCTGGCCAAATCATCACCCTGAGCTTAATAGACAACACCACATCTGCTGGTATTTGGGCCGTGGCCAATGATTCACCAGTGGGCACGTACGGCAGGATGCTGTCTGGAACCAATACCACGCACAACGCGCTGTCAAGCTCGTCTCCGCGCGTTGTGCTGCTCTCGGCAACAAAAGGTATCGTTACACACTATCGTGGCACCACGATGTACGGGGCCGTGGCCACCATCTCAGGCTTGTCCACCAGCCTCGGCACTGAGATGACGATTGCCACAGGCGTCACAAGTGCAGTTCGTGTTGTTGGTGTGTCAGCTACACAGGCGGTCATACTGACCATAGCTGGCAATGTGCTTAGCGCCCAAACGCTTGATGTGTCTGGTACAACGCTGACGACCGGTACGCCGCTGAGTGTGTACGCCACAGCTTTTGTCTCATCTATGTCAATTGAAATTGCAATGGTGACGTCAACTAAAGTGATGATTGCTTACACTGACAACAGTTCTTATAGCATCTCTGGAGTTATCGTTGACATTTCAGGCACGACCTTGACCCTGGGTACAGCTATTAACTTCGGGACCAGCTCGTCGTCCGGTTCACGCATAGGCATCATTATAAATTCCACAACTAAAGTGGGCATAGTAAATCGGAAAAGTGCGACGGGTAATGGTACGACAAACATTTACTTAGCTACGCTGTCAGGCAGCACCTTGACAGGCACGACGAACTTGCAGACTACAGCTAACGGTAGATTTATGATTCCACAGGGAAGCATGGGCTGCACACTTGGTAATGGCTTAGGTGTGTTTGTTTACACAGGTGAGCCTACGTCAGCCACAGCATTCTCTGGTACAGCGTTCATTCTACTTTTTGATATTACGGGCAGTTCTCCGGTGCTGGTCGGACAGTATGAGTATGGCTGCAGCATTCGCATAGGTATCTCTGTGGTTCCAGTCGGCGCGACTGGATTTGCTCTACGCTCTACAAGCCTGTCCACAGACGCGGTGGATATTGCATTGTTCGACGCAGCCAACAATATGATAAACCTCATCACCAGTATCGTGGTGCCAATCGTAAGTGTGGGCACTTCAGTGGAGTATCCAGGGTCGCTCGCATACAACTCTGGTGTCCTGGTAGGTGTGTTTCCAGACAGCGCTAGTAATTACCTTACGTCAAAAGTTTTGGAGGTCGTGCAATGAACATCGTAAAAATGATATCGGATAACGTGGTTGTTTGCGTGGGTGAATTTGTCTTTACACCTGAGGGGGCGAAGAACGGAGTGCATATTTTCCCCTCCCTGACACCAAGCAACTCTGTGATCGAAGAAGTCAATGACGTGCCCGCAGACTTCGTCGGTGGCATGTATACATACCTGTCCGGCGTGTGGACAGTGACAGCCCACGGTCTGCAGCTTCGCGCGGAAGACTTGGCCATTCGTAAGATGGCCAAGAACGCACAAATCAACGAGTGGCGCTTAGCCGCAAACCTGGATAGTTTTACGTACCTAGGTAAGCACATCTCATCAGACTTACTGTCCCTGCTTGACATCTACGGGGCAAACGGTGAAATACTGAACCATGGTGCGCTACCTCTGAGCTGGCAAGGCGGGTGGAAAGCCAAGGACAACACTTATGTGCCTATTGCAACTGTTGCAGATTGGCTAAAATTCTACAGCGCCATGTACAATCAAGGCTCAACGAATTTTGCCCACTCACAAGCGCTGAAAGCAGCCTTGGCCGCCGCAACAACGGCTGAGGATATCGACGCAATAGTTTGGTAACCTGGGGAATTGCTATGCAATACGCAAATATCAGAGATAAGTTTAAGTCGGGAGACTTGATCGCCTTGACCCATAAAAAGTGGGGGAGCTTTTACGATTTGCAGGTTCAGGCAGTGCGCGCCGGGACGCAGTCCGAGTACTCTCATGTGGCTGGGCTAATTGTTTTTGCCGGCAGGGTATTTGTTGTGGAGTCGGTTGAGCCAGTAATCCGCCTGGTGCCTCTGTCAAACCTTGCTGAGGAGGGGTTCTACTGGCTGCCTATGAATTACGAGATGTCGCCAGAAGAGCTGGAGTTCAGCATGGCAAAAGTGGGGAAAGGAAGCTACTCCAAGTGGCAAGCAATCCTTGCTCAGCTACGCAAACTAAAGATAGGTGCTGATGACAACTGGGAGTGTGCAGAGTTCATGATTGTGGCCAAGCGGTTGTCTGGCATTGACCTGGGCGACAAAGCTACACCTTCGGCAGTTATTGAGCATGTGCTGCAAACTTACGACACTTCAGTGCATTTTGTAAAAGGTTGAATTTCTCGCTATTAAGCTATAGAATGGCACCTGTCAACACTGACAATTTTACCGGAGATTATCATGTCAAAACTTTACGTAACCGGCACAGGTGGTGGTACACGCCCTCCTCCAGAGCCAGAACCAACACCTGATGGCCGCAGCGCCCCCAAGAAGTCAAAAGCCAAAAAACCTTCGCCAAAGAAACCAGGTAAAAAATGAAACGTACATGGGTCACTCGTTTAGCAATAGCCTGCATGTTCTGGCTGGCAGCAAATCTTTTTGATTTGCTGATCACGCCTGGCAAGAGTTGGCCCATGTACTATCTGGCTGCGTTGTTTTTTGACGCTACGCTCGTATTGTGCCTTTTCAAATTTGGCGAAAATTCTTTGGTTAATGATTTACAAAACATTAACTATACGGCTATAGTTGTACATGCCGTAGGTTTTGTGATGTACATGGATTATTTTCCACCCTACAGTTACAACGCTATGCTGTACACCTTAATCGGTGCTCAATGGCTTCGGCTGCTCTGGGTGGATCCAAATGACCGAATTACTGCTGACTATTTTAGGTGTGATATGGTCCTTAATAGTTATTGTTTTTGTTGGCAACGAACTTCGCCAACGAAGAGTGAAGCATCTCAAGAAGGCTAAAAATGAGTGCCCATGAGCTGATAGAACAAGCGGTCAACAACCCTAAGGTAGCCCTGGCCACCCCGGTAACGACCACGCTGATAGGCATCGCTACCGTACAGAGTTGGCTCACGCTCCTGTCTATGGTGATCGGTGTGGCCATATCACTTGTTCTACTGAACAACCACCTTATCAAACGTCGTATCTTGATCCGCCAGGAAGAACTTCTGAACAAGACCGGCAACCTCAGAGGAGACCTAGAGACATGAACAACTTTGAATTATGCATTGCCCCGCTACTAGCAAATGAAGGTGGCATCACAAACCATCCGCTGGACAAGGGCAAGCTGACCAAGTATGGTATCAGCCAGCGCAGTTACCCAAATCTGGATATCGCAGCGCTGACTATCGAACAGGCCAAAGCGCTGTACAAGCGCGACTTCTGGGATCCGTACCAACTGGACAAATTCGCAGCAGTCGTGGCGTTTGAGTTCTTCGACTGTGCAGTGAACTGCGGCACAGGCACAGCGGCACGTCTGTTCCAGCGATCCCTTGGCGTAGCAGAAGATGGGATTATCGGTCCGATCACTCTGAGCAAGGCTCTGGCAGCCAACCCTGATAAGCTGGCAAAGACCATGGCAGCGCACCGCATCAAGTTCTACACCTCGCTGTCCCAGTTTGACACGTTTGGTAAGGGCTGGGTCAATCGCATGGCCAACAACATGCTTTGGGAGACTCAAAATGTCTAACCAGGTTATCTCATTCAGCCGAAACATGGACGGTGATTGCCTGGTCCTGCTAGACGGCAAGGTTCACGCCATGGCAAAAGATTGCGCTGGCTGGAATGACGCCATCAAGCTGGAAATATACAAGGCGGCAATGAGCCTGCAAATGGGTGCAACTGACGAAGAAACGGAAAACAATCATGCTTAATTTTCTTGGTGGACTGGTAACCAAATTCTTACCAGAGAGGTACCAAAAGTATTACGATGCCTACACTAAAGGGCATGCTGTTTATGACGCTGTCAAGACAAAAAATCGGCAAAACTTTGTAAATGCCTTAGGGGTACTACTCTGTTTTGGTGCTGGTGTATGGAGGACGTATTATGGCCACAGTTTTCCGCTGTCGGACGCTGACCTTATTCAGCTTGCTGGTTCTGCTGGCGTTGCTTTCGGGGTGTACAACGTTAAAGCAACTACTACGAGTACCGACAAGATCGGACTGCCCCCGCGTACTGGAGGCAACGCTCCAATCGAAGATCACAGCTTCAACGCCCCAGTGCCAGAGATACCTGAACTACCAGCACAGGCCGATGTGCAGCCTGAGCATAACTCCACTGCGCGATTCGCAGGCGAACACGATGACTCAGACAACCCCCTCGCAGGACTTGATACAACATATAGAGGGTAGTGTATCCGAGGCCGTGCATTCAGTGGATGGTCTCAAACTGCAGTACCAATGCAAGTCTTACTAAAAAGGAACTATCATGCTACAAATCGCTTCTGCCATTCTTGCTATTATCAACTTTTTGTCACAGAACAAAGAACAGGTTAAGCAGCTGATTCTCAGTATCGAAAACCTGGTACCGGACGCACCAGGTAGTGAGAAAGCCGCACAGGTTCGGAACTTCATTTCTGCCAGCCTGAACATCGAAGACCAGTTTGAGAAGGCGTGGGCTTTAACCGCCCCCATCTTTAACCATCTGGTAGCAGCCACAAAATCTCCAAAATAAAATAAAGCCCGCACTAAGCGGGCTTTATTTTATCCTTCGGGCTGTACTGATTTCCTCTTCCGCCAGGCCTCTGCTGCCGCTACGTTAACATAGCCAGACCCTGTGTCAGCCGGCGCAGAGTAATGTACCCCTCGCTCCCAGCCCCCGTCGTGCACCCGCTTGTGCACGGTAGCAGCCTTTTCCCCTGTGAGTTTGCAGTACTCGGCCAAGGGCACCCAACCTTCAATATTCTCCATCGCTATTCTCCTAAACGAATCATGTTATCAGCGTAAGCATCACACTGGTCGCTGTGAGTTACCATCAACACTTGAGGGAATCCGCACTTAGCAATCATGCCCAGCATAGCAGCTTCACGTCGGTCATCGCAAGCTGCTGCCATTTCGTCCAAGATCATGAAATTGGAATTAGGCAAGAAGGTTTTGGTCAGCGCTGTCCGAATAGCCAAGCCGAGAGCGTCCTCTGCTGACCCGGACAGACCCTTGGCAGACTTGCCGTTCACTTTGAAGCCGTCAGCATCTTTTGTCACAGTAGACTGGAAACCGCGAATGTCTGAGAAGTAAGTCGTGACCGCAGCTAAAACCATACCCCAAATCTTGTCAGTGATTTGCGGCCTGGCTTCACGCACCTTTTTCATGAGCGCGTTATTGGATTGTTGCTCCAGTAAGTCGGCCTTAGCTGACTGCAGGTCAACCAGAACCTTGGCCGCCTGGTCAGCGCGCTGCTGGTTGCGCGAGTCGATTAATGCCTTAGCGTGAGCCAGTGCTGTGTGTTCAGCCTGCAGCTTGGACAAGGCAGCGTCAGCTATCTGCTGCGTTTCCACCAAAGCTTCTTGTTCAACAATCTTTTGCTGCAGCTTCTGTTCGTCGATGCCTCGCATGGCTTCTTCTGCCGCTACGATCTGCTGTGACAGTTTGATCACCTCCGCTCCGGCGTTGGCTACCTTCACGTCATGCTGAAGGTGAGCCTGGCGCAACGCCTTCAAGTCGGCTAAGTCTTTACTGACGTCTCTGCCTATTTCAGGCAACTCGCTTACCCACGTTGCCCGGTGAGGCACGAAACTGTAGTCCAGCAAGATGTTGCTGCCGAAGCCGTTGTGCGTAACTGACATCACAAAATGACTTCTCAGCACGCTCTCAAGTTCTTTAAGTGTGCTCTGCAGAGACTTGACCGCCTCGCTACTAGCCGACCCCTCAAGTTTCGCAGAAGATATCTTGTTGGCCAATTCCGAGTTATGCGTGGCCACCTCTGGTACGTTCTGCAGGTCTTTGCCACAAAACGCACAGGACGTTTCTTTGATCAACCGGCCTTCCAGCGTATTGACCAGCAAGGTGGAAGTCTGGTGGGTCTCCTGGGCCTTGAGCCAGGCGTCTCTGGTGGAAGCAATCTCGGCGTTCAAGGCTTCCAGGCTACCTTCCCACTCCATAGCCGGCGCAGAAATTTTACCGAAAGCCGTGTGCTCAGCATGCAGACGCTCAGCAGAAGCTAAGTCTGCAACCAAACTTTGCAGCTTGCCTATGTCCGCCTCACTGGGGCATGCGCTTTCCAGCACAGCTTCTGCTATCAGCTTCTTCTCTGCCAGGCTGCTCAACCACACCTCATGCTTCGACTTGTGGTTTGCCAGCGTTTGGAGCTTTGAGCGGGCTTCAGCTAAACCTGCCATGTCTATTTTCGCTTTGCTGACCTCAAGCATGGCCTGCTTTTCTGCGACTTCTTCTGCTTTCCTACTCAGGCTCTCTGAAACTTCCAGTGTGCTTTCCATCTCCGGATCGGCGCAGGCTGCTGCCAAGGCGTCTATCCGGCCCTCCAGGCTCTTTGTGTTCCCGGATGGTAGTTCGGTATCGATCAAGTCGATGATGTCGTCCAGCAGGCTAAAGTCCGCCAAGGTTTCGATCAACTGGCCGACAGCAGTAGGCCCGTCGCCCAGTACACCGCTGAGCTCTTTCTGGCGAGCAATCATCAGTTTGTTGGCCAGCTTCGCGCTGGTACCGAAAAGGTTCTCAATAAACTTGGTGACCTCCGTCTGTCCGGTGACACGTTCTTTGCCAAAGGTCAGCTCAGCACCGGACTTGCCACGGTACACACTGTAGTTAACGCCTCCGAACTCGAAGTCAAGTTCCACTTTCAGCTTAGCCACCGGTACGTCATAACTGACGATTTCTTCTAAGGGCTGAGACAAGGCAGACGACCCGAACAGAGCGTAACTAATTGCCAAAAGCACACCGCTCTTTCCGGCCTCATTGGCCCCACGTATGGCGTTCAGGCCAGGTGTGAAATTAATTTCCAGATCAGTATGCTGACGGAAACACGTCAGTTTAAGTTTTTGCAGCATTGCGTTTCTCCAGTAGCTTTACAACTTTAACGCCTTCGGCTGGCGTCAGAATTTCAAGCAAAGCATTCAATACATTAAAACTGCTGATCTGCTCGTGACTCAAGTTCAACTCTTCTGAGTCATCCTGGCCATCGATCTTGACGGCAGAAGATATAATTAAAGCTTTAGACTTTTGCCGGAACTGTGCCAGAGTGGTGATAACCTGCGCAGCTTCGGCAGTTGTCGCTGTACCCACTACACGAACAAACCTTGCCCCAGTGTCCTGCAATTCCTGCCAAGGTAGATCTATGTAGTCACCTTCAGCTTTCCAGGTCTCTATGAACTCAATACCTGCATCAGTGATCTTCAGCATCCGCTTGGTAACATTACCCAAGCAGTCACTTATTGAAGAAGGCCGGGCATTGCCTACAACAAGAACCTTGCCGCTCATCGCTGTGCGTCCGATGTGCTCATGACTAAAGACAGCCGTTTCAACAGGCATCTCAGCCACCTGAGCTTCAGATATAGATAATGAGTGGTCAGACTGCTCAGCAAACACATTCGCAAAATTAGCGTGGAAGAAAGCATACCTGCACTTTGGTATTTTCTTTAGCTCAAGTTCGAGGGTATCTTGGTTGCTGACATGAGGCACTACATAGCAACCATCACCTATATTGGTGCCTTCCACAATGTGTGTAACCTGCAAGGGGTAAGCATCTGACAGCAACTTGGCCAGAAATTGGTAGCTGGAAAAGTTTGTCGAATTTTTACTGAGATCATGGTTGCCGTTTGGTAATATTAATCGTTTACCGTTGCGTTCCAGCCACGCAGATAGCATCTGAAAAACCTGAGCAAGGTCTGACATAGGTATGCTGGCTGTGTCAAACAAGTCACCATTTAGGAGCAAGTCACCGTCAACAGCAATGTTACATAGCATGTCTTTGAATTCCTGTAGAAGTTCTTGGCGTAGCTGGTAGCTGGTGGCAGGGGTGCAACCAGCTACCCTATTCACGCCCAGGTGCCAGTCTGAAGTTTTGTATAGCGGAGTCATGCTTAGGGCCTTTTCTTAGATTTAGGGTCGTGTACTATTTTAAATAATTTTTGCTGTTCAGCAGTCAACGCTAAGGCTTCGGTTAAAGCCCAGCCTAATCGTCTAAACCTAGACTGCACAGTTTGATAGTTTAAGTTGAGATGCCTCACTAGTTGCATTAAGCACCACTCTTCCCCAGCGTACACTATACGGATGTTCAACCGAGTGTTTGAATTTTGTAGGCTTTTCTTCCACCAAGAGCAGTTATCTTTAGCGTAACCTTTATTGTTATCAATTCTCTCTAACGTGTAACTTTTTGGGCAGACGCCCATATCTCCTATAAAAACTTCAAAGCTACTCCACTCAGGGTCGATGGTTATTCCCCTGCCTCCATAATTGTTGTAGGCATCGGATTTTGGATTTAGGCACCGACCCCCGCATACCTACCCAAATATCGTGAGTCCTTCTTTGTTCAACAGTTGACCCTTTTGCCGTAGAGCCATGCTGTCTTCTCAGGTTTGCCGCGGTATCGGGCTGGAGGCATCCACATGATTTAGTTGTTCCGTAGGTCATTCGGTGCAAGGGTATAGCTACTTCTTTACCGCAAGTGCAACGTGCTTTCCAGGTTACACGGTCCCGCTTATCTCTTGGCCCTCTGCCTAAAATAGTTAAACGGCCAAAGACTTTACCAACCCATTCAGCTTCTGGCTTTAGTATCACTCCTCGTCTACCACCCATACAACCTCCAAACAAAAAGCCTTCTGTTCTCCCCTCGGCTTGCGCCGTTGGCCGACACCCTAGTAGACGCAGGAGAGAACAGAAGGCTTACTAGAAATTCGCGGCCAAGCGAATTTCTATTATAGTCCAAACTCCTCTAGTAGCTTAGCGTACAGATCCTTGTTGTCAAAACTCTGCCGGCCTGCCAAGTCCCAACTCCCGCTGGGTGTGAGCACATTCCGTTGCCGGAAAAACGAGAGAGGAAGCAGCCACCAAGTCTTCCGCTCCTTGCAGCATACCAGTATCACGACTTGGCTGCCGGCCAGCTCACGCTTATGCGCCCGGGCAATAGAATCAACCGCGAAGTTCTTGTAAGGCAGACGGCTACCCTTGGCTAACTCTTTCACCTCCATCAGGAAGTTGTAGCTGATGGAGTGCCCTACTAAGTCGTCCGTTTCTTTGTAGAACGCCTGGAAGTCCCCCGGCACTGTAACGGCGCTGCCAGCACGCGCGTCCGGGATGCGGTTAAATGTAAAGTTCAGGAAATCGCTTTCCATCTTTTTCAAGACCTTGCGAACTTCGGTTTCACTCCACTTGCCGCGATCAGATGTGCTCATCATTATCCTTTTTCGGTGGACCTTGCCACCACATGTTTATCAAAATTAACCAGATAGAAAACAGGCTCATAGTTCCACCTCCGGCCACTCAAATGTTATGTGAACAAACATTGCAGCTTTGCTGCGCCGGTACCCAGTCATCTTCCCACCGCTACGCACAGGTTCCCAGAGACTAGGTGTTACCTGAATGTTCAAGATATAAATATACAGGTCTTCAGGAAGGCCAAGGTCCATCGGGTCACATGCCATGCTTACAGACCGCATGTGCATGTGTGGCCTGGCCTCCTTCACTTTCCAACTAAAGTTCGGAGTACCTTGTCTCTGTACGCTAACTACCCAGCTGTCAAACACACCGTTAAGTCTACTCATTGTGCACCTTAGGAGTAATGGCCAGCGGGAACTGGAAGATTACCGCAGTGCTCGGCTCAGACTGAACTCTGGCCCGAAAGTCCTCCCCAGTAACGTACCGCACCGTTCTCCATTCGTTACGCGGCATGAGGTGGTACACGTGTAAAAACTTTTCAATTATCTCCTGGCTCAGACCTTCCGTAGCTGCCTCCAAAGAAACCTTGTAAGGGAAGGTCAAGCTGTATGTGGCAAAGCCTCTTGCAGCTTCCACAGAAGCCTTGAAGGCTTTCGGCAATCCCTTGGGTTTGCCGCTTGCCATGACCCTAGCCCAGGCATAGCCTGTCCAGTATGCTTCTTCTTCTGCTTTGGCCTCAGCCTCCTGAAGCTTCAGCAAGCCTTCCCACCAGAGCTTGAATCTTTCGTGCGCAGGGTAAGGTACCGTAATGTAATTAGGCGCTTGCATAGCCACCTGCATTAGTAGTAACAGTTATGGTAAGCATTAATCCCTCCAAGGATCAGGACTCTCGTCCCATTCGTCATCACGATCTAAAAGCACGCGAGAACGTCTATAGACATAGGTGAGTAACCCTTGAAATTGTTTAAGCATTGAAGGGCCGCAAAAGTGCGTATATTCAAGCTTGATGTCGCAACACTCATCCCACTTAATATAGCCAGTCAACAGAGTTTCACCCTGACCTCCTTCATCAGGGAAAGTGTGAGTCACTCTGAAGTTAGCCCAGTGAGACGAGTAGGCCCACTCAATACGTAGACCTGCTTTGTCTTCCTGAAGCTTTTCCCAAGGACCATCGCTATCTTCAAATGTTGGCCAGGTCATATCACACCGCCATGTATTGTCTCATCTGTTTCTCCGTCCTATTTCAGGGGAATGAAAGTAGTATCTGGTGTTGAGCAAGTTATACCAGGATCATCAGCCAGTTGGCACCAACCAGTCGTCTGGTACCCTTCTGTGTCGCTCTTCCGAGACTCGTGAAAATTTATGCGACCCTCCACAGTTCGTCCGAGGCTCTTCTCCACATGAGTCTTCACAATCTGCTGCAACTCCTCTGCAGAAATCACCACCCTGTCCAGCGTTCTTTCGAGTTTCATCTTATTTCTCCTTAATCACTACCACAACTGCCACTGTCGGAACTGCTCGAACCACCCGAGGCATTCGAGCTACAGGAGTCACTCGACGCAGACAGGCTCGCTGCGTCAGGACTTGGCCAGTTCGATTCAGGGCTACTGCGTAAGTCTCTGAATCGCCTTCTAGCTTCTGTGCTATCGTCGTTCTTTCTCACAGGTCTGACGGCCTGTCGAGGCAAGATGCCTTCAAACGCTTTCTGCATGTCGTCCGTATCTTTAGTGAACGCCCCCGGCTGTTTGCGTGCTGGAGCGTCTGGGCTACTTAAGGCGTCACACATGCGCCGAGAAGCTACAAGCTGCTCTGCCAAGTTGCGCAATTCCTGTCTGTAAATGGCGTTTCGCTGCTGCTCGTCAACCTTCCTCGCTTTCAGTTCCCTCCTTAAGTGGAGATTGAGGCTGAAACTATAAATGCAGCCGGCTGTGGCCAAGATGACGATAACTATTAAAGGCAGTAAGCCTATGAACTCGTTCATGATTTCTCCATGTCAGAAGCATCGCGGAAGCCAAGGAATGTTGGAAATCTTGGCAGGTCTTTCACGCCCACAGGGAAGTGCTTGTACTTCACAATACGCCCAGTGAGGCCTTCGTCCCAGAACTGCTGACGCTGAGCTTTCGAGAAGCCAGAGCCAATATGGAAAGACACGCCAGTGGTCAAGTCCTTGACTTGAATAGCTCCCAGCGTACCCTTGCCTACCAAACCTTCTCTGGCACTGGAGCGTTCCGACTGCCCAAGTTCGTTGGTTGTTTTCTCATTGGTGTTTTCCATTTCTTCCACCATGCCAATGACTTCAGCTTCGCTATCAGCAAAGCGCTTTACCTTGAGCAGGATCTGCTCCTTGGCAGTAGACCGGCCAAACTTGTACCGGCCATCAGGTTCACGGAGCATGATGCCTTCATGGCCCTCTGCCAGCGCTTCAGCCTCCATCTCATCCAGTTGCTCACGAGATGTGATCAGCATGTGCTTAAGTACAGTAACTGGTCCCTGGCCATCGTAACGAGATGCATTAGTCAGCCGAGTATGAAAGTGCAAGTCCTGAGTGGCGCCAGTGATACGGTCAAACACAAAGAACTTGAAGTCTGGCTCACCATCGTGCGACATCACCGCGCTGTTGGTCTTACTGTAGCACTGCGGGTCTGTCGCGTCAGCGCACAGGATTTCACCGTCGAGGCCGTCATACTCAGGCTTCGACAGCGTTTCCCTGATGTACTTGTTCGGTATTGGCTTTAAGCTGCGGGTGACAGCACAACCGTTGATAATGATGCAGCGGATGCCATCCAGCTTCACGCTGGCCAGCTTTGGATAAGCCAACTTGTCGAGTTCGGCTTCAGTTGCCAGAAGCGGTTTAAAATTTTGCATAGTTACTCCTCTTTAAAGTCGTCGGCTACAACCTGCAGCCGTTCACGGATGTCTTCGTCTTCGATTTCGCTCTGCCTTTGCTGCCAGGCGTTCACGTTTATGTACTGGTCAACTCGTCCAGCCACCAAGTTGTTCAGATAGCTGGGAGACAAAGCGTCCAATTCCCTCACCGTGTTTAGCTTGGTAGTTAGTCAACCGGCTATCTGTCACCTTGCACATACTTCCAATTGCTGCAACAGGGTTCGGCTCAAACACTCTGCTTTGAGGTTCAATTGGTATTTGCCAGGTTCAATCTCTTTCTCCTCAGCTTCCAGAAAACTCCAGGCATCTGCTCCGGTGTCCAGTAGCGTAACTAAATTAGCCAGCTGCGCCTCTGTGCCTGTAATCTGCAAATGCACTTGGCTATTCACCAACTGCCACGTGTTCAACGTGCTATCAGGTATGCCCAGGCTTTCGGTGATATGCTCAGCGCCTAGTTCAGCCAGCCCAGCTTTGATCGCTTCAGTCGTCGGCAAATCACCGACCTCAATTTGGTTATAGAAGTCCCTGCCAAAAGAGATGGAAGACTCAATCGGTACATGCATGCCACCGTAAGGTGCAACCATACAAGCGTGGCAGTCAGGTATAAAGTCCAAGAGGTCGGCTACCTTGACGCTCCAGAGGACCTCATCATGGATGGGGCCCACGTATACTGCGTCATATCGGTACGCCAACCCAGCCTGCCACATACGCCCCTCAGCCAACTTAGTCATCTCAGCTGAACTGCTCTGAACCTTGAAGTTCACAGCCTGGCGTTCGGCCTTACTTGCTGTCCAACGATCACCGTCCACCAGAGCTTCACGCAAATGACGAACAGCACCAAGTTTCGTCTTTACGCAGCCGTAGGTCTTGGCTTCTTCGATTACTTGCTCTTTCCATTCAGCGGCTACAGAGAAAGCTGCCTCTTTAGCGTCAAGGAAAGACTGTGCGGTATCTTCATCAACCATTAAGGTCTGGGCAAGTTTTGGAGCCATGGAGCCGTACTCGCTCGTGAAGTTTGTCTTTTTGGCAAGTGTTCTAGCATCTTTCGCTATCTTCTTCGCTTCTTCTCCCAGCTCGCCGTGAAGTGCTTTCATCAGCGTGTCGTAGCCCCAGCCTAGCTCAGGATGCATACGCTTCACAATACCTACCGCAGTCAGTGCGTGCATGTCCTTTCTACTGTCACCCACATAGCAGGCCAGCATGTTGGGGTCTTGGGAGTAGTCGGCAATAACGCGCAGCTCCTGTGAAGCAAAGTCCATTGATACGAGTACAGCGTCAGGTCGGTGAGGCACCATGGCTTCACGGAACTTGGCATCCTGGCCGTCGATCTTAGCGTGCTTGGGTTGCTGCTGTAGATTTGGTCCTGATGTGGAAGCACGACGAGTATTGGTAGACGCCTGGTTGTGTTGCGAACGTACCTTGCCATCCTTCCAGTGCTTGAAGTAGGGATACTTGCTATAGTACAGTGAGCGCCTGGTGCCCACCATGGCCATCAGCTTCAAGCTTTCCAGTACGTCTTTGACTTTGCTCCAAGTTGCAATAACTTCCGCAGACTCATCTGTAGCCATCTCTTCTGCATGCTGGACCTTCTCGTTGCACTCCTGAATAGCATAGGCAATTGCCAGCGCGTCAGTTTTAGCTGATCCCTTCTCACCCTTAGCACGCATGATGTCGGTGGGCTTGTTACGCACCTGCACGGTCAGCTTCATGACGTCGTACATCAGATTCTGCATTTGTTTAGGTGAGCCGTCGTTGAACTGAGGTTCACACTTGTAGAAGCTCTGCACGTAATCGTTGAAGTCTGTGTCGGTACCCGCAGCCAAGCGTTCCAGCAGGCCAGCGAAAGCCGGCTGCTCTTTCACCTTCTCAATAAACGTCACGATCTTGGAAACAGTACGCATCGCTGTATCCAACACTTCACCAGTCACGATTGTGTACGCTACCTTGATCTCTGCCGGGGTGATATCTTTCGTGAACACCGGGGGATGAGTACCTTCCCAGCCTTTTTCCATCAAGTAGCCGCGAACAACATCCCAGGCTTTGTCGTACGTGATCGTGTCTTCTGCTGCCAGTTCATTAATTTTTTCGACAGAGATGTCACAGCCGTCAATGAAGTTTTTTGCATGCTGATAAGCCGCGTCAATTTCCACCTGCAGGTATACATGATAGTGGTGCTCAAGCTGCATGCACAGCTTGTAGTAATTGTGCAGGGCTGCCGTCGTGATCGTATCGTCTGCGCCATATGCCAATACATGCTGAGCCGACAACTCGTGCATCTTGTACTGACGCGTCTGCGTCAGCACGACAGCTTCTTGTACCACCTTGCCAGCCTCGTCCACCTCTTCGGTGTCACGCATAACCGTCACGAACTTGGTGATTTCCGGACCTTGCAAGGGTGGCAGTGGGAAGTTTGTTTCTGCGTCGAACTGCAGGATCACCTCAAACTTGCCGGTACCAACTTCCTGAGTCTCGTACACTTCCGTGATGTAGCGTCCACCCTTGGGCAGCTGGCCAAGGTGAGCAGTGATCGTGGTCACTTGCTGATATGTTTCTTGTGTGTACCCAAGGTGGTGTAAAGACCTTTCCTTCAATCCAACGCTCATGTTTTCATTCACGTAGTTGGCCTCGATCTTGGTGTCCAATACGTTTGGCAGAAAACCGTGGTAGCCATTGTCCATCTGGCGCGCGCCCCATTCGTTGAACAGTACTACCAACTCAAACGAGACGTTCTGGATGACCAACTCAACTTCTTGAGGTATCTCGGCCACGAACTGCCTTAAGGTTTCCGATGAAACATTCTCAGTGTTCGCATGACAGACGCTGAAGTACAGCGTGTACTGGCGGTTAGGTCCGAACGTCAAAGCCATCCCACAAAGGTACGAGCCGAACACATCAACGCCTACGCCTTCCTTTTTACCCTGCTCAACCAGCCACTCATCTGACTCATCCGGTGTTGAAGTCTCGATATCCAGAGATACCCAATCACAGGCTTTTATCAAAGGCAACGCCCACTCGCAAGCTTCTGCGAAGTTCTCCGCTGTAACCAGTCGGATTTGACCGTACCAGTGGCGCAGAACTGGGTCGTCGTTAGCCTGGCGCTGGCGCACCATCCCAGCCTTGTGCGCTAGGGGTACACGCATCGTGTTCACCCACTCAGGGCGAAGCTTTGCCAAGTCGAATGAGTTTATGACAGCTACCCGATTCTCATAGATCATTTTCACCAGCTTGTGTGCTGGGTCATCGATCATGTCGTGCAGTGGATCAAGATTCGACTGCAGGAGCAGGTCATGCGTCTCCTGCAGACCGTCTGCGCCATACTGAGCCAGAAACTTTTCAAAAGACTTCACACCGAAACCGGGGCAACCCTTGATGTTATCGGAAGGGTCGCCCACCAGCGCCTTGTATGTTGTCACCAGATGGTAATCGAAAACGCCGTACTTGTTGTACGCCTTCAAGCCATCATTGTAGGTTTCGACTGTGGCACCGTAGCCATTCTTGCAGTTCAGCGCAGTTAAGTCGCCGTCATACGAAGCGATCACCATGTCACGTTCGGTGTGGCATGCCAAGTAGGCCAAGGTGTCATCCCCCTCGGCGTAGTCCTGTATAAGGACCTGGGCACCGAGTCCTAGCCAGTTCTCCTGCAGCATCTCTTTCAGCTTGTTGAACTCGGCATAAGCTTCTGCCGGACGGCTGCTTCCTCCGGCTTTGTACTGGTTGTTGATCAGTATGCGCTGTGACTTGGAGTTCAAGCCCTCGAACACGAGCAGTACATTCATAGGCACTGCGCCGTATTCCTTCATTACTTTTACCATCATGCCGGTAATGATGTCGTAGGCATACTCCGCAGTGTTCACCAGAACTTCCTTGCCCTCGTGGGTTACCGTGTAGCCGTTTTCGGTGTCCTTGCCTCCGCCGAACGCGCGCCACATGTAGGACGAGCAGTCAAATGCCAGTAAGGGGTTTTTCATGCTTGGTTCCTTTTGATGTCGGAAATAATACAATCCAATGTTGTGTAAAGTTTCTCAAGGGTGCTGTCGTTGCGTACAATGAAGTCCTTGGGCTGTACAGCCACACCAGCTTCAGAGGCATGGGCGGCCACAGCATACTCTCGCCCTTCTATGTGGATGATTACGCCACCCTTGCTACGCACCATCTCCGCTTCGTTCTCAAATCTCACATCAGTTATGGCGTGCCCTTGCACCAGATTCACCGGCACAGACTGCAACATTTCGATGTTGTTCTCGGCCAGTTTCAGCCAAAAATTTCCTTGCAGGTCGCGCCCCCATTCGGTACCTAGAGTTTGGGCTGCTTTACGATAAGAAAAATCCCAGCCAGGCAGTGGCAGCTCTTTCTGGTCGCGCGCAGGTTCGTGAATGCCCACTGCAGCCAGCATTGACTTCAACGGCCCCGCGAAAGCGGATTGGCTAAAGCCATAAGTTTTTCTCAGGTATGCTGCCGCTGTGTCTTTACCACTGCCTGCTTTTCCTGCTAAGCCTATCAAAATCATGGTCGCTCCTATTTCATGGATTCTGGTACTTGATACCAGAGTTGACTGAGTGTGTACTTTATTGCGTCAGCTTTTTCAGGAGCTAACATGTAGGGAAAAGTTTTAGCAGAAAAAATCTCCCGGCGAAAATTTGAATGGTTATACCAGGTAGGCACAAGTAATTCCAGCAGCGTGTTCAGTCGAACTAAGTCTGACACCTGAGCTGTCATAATCGCCTCAGCTTCGGTCAAGGCTGCCACCTTGTTCAGCCATTCCTGCTTATTGGCAGGTGCCTCATAGACTGCTTTAATCATTGCTGGGCACCCACGCCCCATCGTGAGCACTCTCAAGGCTTGCAGTGCGTAGTCTATCGCTGCAAAGTTTAGCTTCAGTTCCTCACGGCATTCGTAAAGTACAGATCGGGCCAAAGCAACAACGTCAAAATAACAGGTTGTGTCTATCTCTCCTCGTGGGGCCTCAAGCAGTGCTTGAACCATACCCTCCCCACTGGTAGGCCAATCTGCTGCACCTACAAGTGGCAACCCATCACGTACGCCAAATTCATGACCAGAGGCAGTTTTGACCAGGTAGGTAGAATCGTCTGACTGTATGTCGAGCAAGGGTAGGTTTTTAACCGCCACACGTGCGACTTCCAGAGATAGCAGGATACCGGCATAATCATCCTTAGCATCAGGCTTACTAAACAGGCAGGCTTTTATGCCCAGGGAAGCACCAGGCAGCGCATGCGATATTCCGCGATACTGCCCTCGGTGGAACGTCTGGCTTGGGCGATGGTGCAACGCTCCCATAGAACCTTGCCAGAAAGAGTGCAGCTTGGCACCTGTCGTTGCCACTGTAGGATAGATTAGGTCATCTAAGTCACATCCCTCCAGTTCCAGGTTTGTCTGCAGAGGAGGCAGCTGCCAAGGCAGGTCAGTGAGTCTTAACTGAGGCTTGCGTAAAGTCTCAGGTGGCAGCCCAGAGGAAGCAAAAGCGGCTGACACCGCTTTTGCTAACTGCGCTATCCGACGTGCGGTAGCTTTTGTGGTCATTGTTAGCTCTGCTTTCCGAGCACGATTAAAGCGGCCAGGTGCTCTGACAACATAGGTTCAGGTTTCCAATATCCAGGGCCTTTTTTAACTTTACCCTGCTCGTCATGGATCGGCTTACCGTCCGCTCCCAGCTTCGAGAAGTTCGACTGCATGATGATAGCCAGCACATCGTCCAGAGGCAGCCCAAATTTGACCATCTCTGATGCTGCATAAACTTGGACGTCTCCCAGCCAGTCGGCTAAGTCTGTCAAAATTTCCAGCGAAGCTTCAGGGCTGGCTGGTGCTTCCAACTTGGCCACGATCAGGTCGACTTCATCGATCTCTTTCAGCAGGATGCTTTTGAAGTTCTTCAACCGTTGGGAAACGTTCATGCCGATGTCCAGCGTCGGAACCGGGCTGACCGGCAACTTGTACATGGCGTTGAATTTCTGAATGTCTTGTGTAAAACGGCTCATTTCAATCTCCTCGCTTTCTCCATACTGGCACGCAGATTTGCTTCCAAATCTGGAAGCGCCAACATGTAGTCCAGGTAATCCTTGGGCAGGGTTAAAACCATCTCACCCTTGTGCCTGCCGAAAGGCATAACATGGACCGTCTGTTCTTTGATGGCTGCCAGCTGCGGTAAGGTTCTGCCTGACAGCCTCAGCAGGTGTTTCAGCAGCTCGTGTGTTGTCTGCACATCAGCCGGTGCTCTGTGCGCGTCAGGCGTTGGTATCCCGAAAAACGCAGCCAGCGTAGGCAGTTTATTGTTCTCTGGCCCTTTCACCAGCTGGCGCGACCAGAACAGCGTACACACCGAGGCGACCACAGTGAACACAGGCGTACAGAGAGGCAAGTCAAAAGGCACGTTATGCGCAATAAACACAACGTCATGGTCGGCTAACTCTCCGTTCAAACGTTGTTCAACAAATTCTGCCAAGGTAGGTTCGTCGGCCACCATCTCGCTGGTGATACCGTGGATGTTGGTAGCGCCTGGATGAATTTCACGCTCAGGGTTGATCAAAGAAGCCCACTCTTTGACCGTCTCCAGCGTTTCAGGATCAATGCGACGCAGCGCTAACTCGACAATGCCAATAGGATTATCTAAGCCGGTGGTTTCAGTGTCGGCAATCACGTAGGCCAGGGGACGTGCTGCAGTGACATCTTCAGGGTTCAGGTTCATAAGGTCTTTCATTACAGGCGGCAGAGTTCATAGGGTCTTTCATGGAAGAGGCAGCCCGAAGGCTGCCTCTATGCTGCAGGTTTAAACGTACTGGGCGAATTTCACTACTGTCCAGTCCCGCTTATTTTTCGCATCCGACTGCACTTCACAGGTCATGCGAAGCCGGGTGGCACCCAGGGCAGGGGACAGCCCACGGCCAATGTTAAAGTCAGTTTGAATCTTGTGGCGTTCAAACTGCGCTTTGCTGGTAGGAGGCAGGCTGATCTGGACCAATTGATCCTTGATTTCAGCCAACTTACCTGGGTCAAACAAAGACCCGACCAGCACAACACGCTCACTGCGAGACGCCTTGTCGAAACCAGCTTCCTTCAGGTCTTCCAGGTAGCTTTTGCAATCTTCACCTGTGGTAGTCGTCACGCCGTCGTCAGAGTAACGAACCTTATCGTTATCTGCATCACCTTCAGTACCTGGTGAGATAACGAATTGCTGCTGGTACGACAACAGCTCCAACCCTACCGAGTCACCCAGCTTGGCCTTGTCGCCCTTGCGCATGAAAGTACCTTGATTCGCCAGCAGGCTTTCAAAAGTATTCCAGTCCACATGAAAAGCATTTTCCAGGCCAGCAAAAATGTTTCCCATCACAGGCGCAGCCAGAACAATATTGCTGGCAGTTTTTGCCGCTACGGCTGTGCTTGTAGAGGCTGTCTTAGACGCTTCCACAGCTTCACGCTCAGCCTTGGCTTCATCAGCCCGGGCAGCAGCTGCCACTGCCAGGCGTTCATGCGCTGAAAGTGTAGCTGTCTCGTCTACTACTTCCTTCACCGCCCCGTCAATCACGCCGTCATCGACATTCTTGTCAGCGTCAGGAGCTTCGAACTTGTTTTTTATCAGTGCCATCATCATTCCAATCAAAAGTTAAATTTACCAGGCTACGGTGCCTGGCTACCTTACTACATGACAAAGCATATCAAACTTTGTCATTTGTGTCAAGGCTTGAAGTTTGGCACGCCAAGGCGGTTCAAATCATCCAGCTTAAACACAAACACGTTGGGCACCTGTAGTGATGCCCCTATACCAAATTTCAGGAAAGCCGGACTGTCTTTGAGAGCGTAGGCAAAAGGATCATAATTCGCAAACAGAGGGAAAGACTTTCCGATAGAGCACTGCGCCCGGTATTTGAAGTAAGACGGGCGAACAGCCACCTCCAGGCAAGACACACCGCCCACTTCAGTGTAGGCGTATTCTTTACCCTTCCGGATAGCCTGCGCAGACGTGTCATCAACGTGGTAGCTCATTGAGGCTAACTCGATCAGCACTTTGACATACTCCGGAGTAGTGGCCGACTGCAGGTCTTTCATCCGGTCATAGATGCCGTTTTCGAGTGCTTCCATTTCTGGATTCAACCCCGGACCGATAGCTGACTCAACCAGCTGGCGGAATCGGCGCATGCCAAACTTGGCCACGGTATGGTTAAAGACCGACCGCTCTTTAGCCTGCTGCTTTTCACGCAGCGCATCTTCGGTAATCCCTCCCTTAAGGTCTGACTCAGACACCATGAACTTCTCTTGGGCCTCGTCATACATAAAGTCAAATTCCCGGCGAAGACTTTCCACCGATTCTTTTGTGACGATCATCGAAGCGATGTACTTCCCCAGGATACCAAGCACCTGGCGGTGCTTACGCACAAGCTGAAAGCGAGCCAACCACTTGGCATTCTCATTCGGCGGGGGGCGCACAACTGTGGCAAGGACTACGCGTTCCATCACTGCGGCCTCTTCCTCAGTAGCTTCAGCGATGAAAGCTATAGGAGCCGACAACTGGGACGTCTGAAGGATACGGAAGTCCTGCGCCTCCCTTGTACCGCCTCCTCTGGATATCTCTTTCTGGTTATAGGCGTCACGCATAATCGCCTTCAGTTTGTTGTGCGTGGCCCTGTCCATTTCGTGAGGCTTGTACTCGTCCAATATCATAGGGATGCTGGCCGAAGCAGTGAGCATTTGCGTCATACTGAATGTGGTAGACCCTGGCGTGAGAGACTTCACTTCCTGCTTGTAATAGAACAAACCTGCCAGTGTCATGCACATGTCCGTGTTATGCGTCACAGTGAAGTCGCCCAGCATAAACAGGTGGTCACCGTCGATTGTAAAGCCGTAATAGTCTCCTTCGCCTACTGGCTCAACTGTAATGCTGTGCAGCTCAGGGCTAAGATTACCCTTTAAAACGCCAGGCACTCTCCAGCCGTAATGTATAGTTTTCCAGTGCGAAGCTTTTGTCAAATAGTCTCTTATTGAAACGTTCACGATAGCCCTGCCTACAGTACTCTCTCTAAGGCTCAGGATGTGGCTCTCGTTTACCACGTAAGGTCTAGCGCCCCGGCTAAGCCCTGAATTCATGACGTCTACAGGGCGCACCTCGTACATCATCTCCTCACCTCTGGCCAGGGAAAGCACATTGCGAGGCTTGCCATCTGGCCCAAGAAGCTGATCGCCCACAAGGATGTCCTGTACAGGCTTGACAGACCCATCGACCATAATCACTGGGGTATCTTTAGCCAGACATTTCCCAGCGCCTGCACTTCCGTTTACGTGCATCAAAGGAAACTTGCCATACGCCTTGTGGAAGATCTGCCGCCAGTAGCAAGCTGTGTACCAGCCGACAAGTTTTCCCAGCAGCTCTGCCCTTTGGCACGTGAACAAATTTTTCAGTACCTCTTTCAGCAAGGTTTTGTTGTCGTCTTCCTTCAGCCACGGCACCAAGTCTGGAGCATCTCTCAGATCGGTCTTGTAGTACCCGCGAGGATCGGGGTATCCGGCAAACGTCAGGTTCAAGCCTTCCTTGCTGATGTGTGGAGGCAGCACCACACCTTGTGAATCAGCCCATACCAAAAATTCATCCCTGTACACTGGATTTTCGTGATGAGGGATGTGTATAACGTCAAGACCCTCCCTGTTGAGGATGTATTTCTCTTCCCCATTCTTTTTTGCGTCTTCAACGAATCTCATCATCAGTATCCTTACTTGTGCATCAGTGCCTTGAAAGGCGTGGCCGTAACGGGCGGAAAATCGGTTGAACGGAACAAGCCCGCTGAACACCTCAAGTTCTAAGGTCTGCCTGCCGGCAAACCGTCCGTTGATCATAATATCGGTTTCGTACCCGGATATCTGCCCGGACTCCAGAGACTTTAAGATAGAGGACTTGCTGAATGACATAGCGCAGATTCGCTTCTTGCTACCTTCCACATCAGCGTATACACCAAACTTTGAGAGGGTGATGCCCCGAGCGACATCGCCGTATTCGTCAATCGCGCCTTTTTCCTGAGCTTCAGCTTCCTTGATCACTTCCAGAACTTCTTCCTTCGTGGTCTGAATACCGTCAAGGTCCGGTGCCGGATGCGTTAAGAGTGATTTAATGGCACCTACACTGAACTCGTAACACAGGTTGCCGTACATGTACCGGTACATCCTGCGGATCTCCTCTTCCCGCTTACCTGGCGTGTCGTAACGATTGCCATTGCCCTTGTGGGTGGCTATCAAGTCTTTGCATGCCTGAACAAGTTCTTCCTCGCTCAGGCCTGCTGTGGAGCCTGCTATGGCTATCTGTGTGGCTATCTCTTGAAAGCCGGCAGTAGGCTTAATGCCGTACCCGGCCATCATCCACTGGACGGAATCACAAAATGCCTTCTCTTTGGCTGCAGGGTCAGGCTTAAACTTCATGCGCTTTTTGAAGAGGTCTTCTACCTTCTGAGCACAGCGATCAAAGAGAATAGACAGATCAGGGCAGAAGGAAGCTGCTGCAACGTTGACCGGAGACCTTGGTATTGACGTTAACTGTTGGCAGAGTTCTGGTGTCATTATGCGCATCTCAGACGCAGTGATAGGCACCTTGTATCTGCCATTTTCCCGCTGCACGCCAGGCTGCCGCCACATCCGGCCTCTACCCCCTGAGTAGACACGTAAATCGAGTGTGTCTACGCACAAGTCCAAGGCCATCTCCCGGTAGACCGAAGGCAGGTTAGCTATCCCTCCCTTGGGTATCTTAGCTACGAAGACAGTTTGAGGTATTTCAATATGATAACCACGCCCTCCAGTAGCGTACAGCCGGCACATATTCAAGTTGACTTTCAAGGTCTCTAGTTTGTCGAGGAACTGCTTGACCTTTTCGATGACGATTGACTCGTCTGTGCTGTCGAAGTCAAAGTAAAGCGGCCCCTCGTAAGCCAGCTTCATCTTGTCCTCATACGACAAGTCTTCCACCAGCTTAGACACAGCGAGAACTGTCACAAACATTGGCCGAGTCTCGCTCAGCAAATGGTACAGGTGGGTGGCCGGGACTGCTTTCCAGTCCTCCTCTCCCCCTGTGACTTGGTAGTAGTGATAAGCGCTCATGTCGCCCTCACACTTCAGGCGTCATGCAAGCGTTCGGCCAGAGGGCCGCGAACTCTTGCACAGAAGAGAAATAAGCGCCACCCTCTACGAGATGCTTTTTGGGATTAGAAGCCACCTTAACACAGAAGGGTACGCTCAGGCTTCGGTGGCTAGCGCCGCCAGCGGCGTATTCTGTAGGAGCAAATCGTACGTCAGTCCATGCCTGAGTCCAGGCGAATACATTGGCTGCCGACAGTTCAAAAGGCATCTGGCTTATTGTCGAACTAGCCTCAGCGGAGGCTAAACTGCTCAGATGAATAGACACGCCTGTGGAAGGAGCCATAGAAAGGTTAGTGACCCGCAAGGTGTCCAAAATTACAGGGACACCTTTGCTGTACTTCCAAACAACAAATTTTCTACCTAGTTGAGCATACAGCCTGTGCACTGTACCCAACCTGTTCCACCTGGTGTTGCCTGACATGATATCTGACACCCAGCTAGTCTCCCGAGCAAGTCTTTCCGCTTGGGTGTTTGGAAATGTTTCTGACATAAAATTTTCTCTTGTTATGTGGTCGGAAGGGAACGATATTACACCAAGGTTAAGGGAAAATCAGTTCCTTAATTCCTTTTAAATTTCCAGACGCCTTCTTGACAAGTTCGTCTTTTTTGATTAGGTCAGAGACTAAAGCTTCTTGAATTGTCCCTTTAGCCACGGCCAGTCTTATGTTGGGATTGTATTTTTGACCGTGCCGGTCTATGCGCCCGGAAGCCTGGACCCACTCGATGACTGAAAGAGGTATTTCCGTAAACAGCATCTCCCAGCAAAGGTGCTGAGGGTTTAAGCCTACGCCGGCTGACTTGGGCTGAGCTACCAAAGCTACGGTAGCTGGGTCAGTCAAGAACAACCTTACCGATTCCTTGGAGTTCGCGCCGCCATAGGCCGCCACGGCTTTCACCTTGGCTTGCATATATGCCAGCATGCGCGCCGAGGTGATCTTGTATTGCGTCCAAATGATCAGCTTTGATGCAGGAGGAAGACCCAAGTCAACGTTCGCTTGTCTGCCCAGAGATATCTCGTCACACACCTCATCGACCAAATCATAAAGCGTCGAGCGCTTTGATTCGTCGTCAGCAAAGTACCCGAAATTGGCTATGATCTGTTGCGAGTAATGGTAGAGCAGCTGCGCTGTAGAGGCGTCGATCTTCCCTCCATTTTCCATTTCCAGAATCTGCTCTGTCATCAACTTCTGATAGAGTTTTTTATGGTCTTTTGATAACTCGTAATAGATAGGCATGTAATTTGCTTTAGGCAAATCCGCATGTACTTCTTCTTTCGTCCGGTAGACTCTGCGCAAGTTCAGGTTGTCTTTCAGCATGTCTAAATTCTGCCAGCGCTCTACCCCGCCGAAAAAGTTCTTCTCGGCCACGTGGATGTTTTCAAAGTGGGTGAACGTTCGGTAGATTTCTGGTGTGTTAAGCTTTACATAAGCATAACCATCTGCCGGGGTAGACATAGGCGTTCCGGTCATCAAGAATAAGTCTTGCCCCATGCTGAATTCTCTGACCCGCTTGAACATCATGGATGATGCATTTTTAATACAATGCGACTCATCTACGAGAGTAAGTACCACGCTGTCCTTCAAGTCCTGCTTCAGCCTGGCATAGTCATTTTTGAAAATACCGTAAGACATAACCAGCCAACGCACACCACGCACAATAATTGCAGCCCTCTGCCTGGGGTCTCCCTCGTAAGGCACCACCATGCCGATATCTGGAATACTGCGTAGCCACGCTACCCACTGAGGTATCAGAATAGGGGGGAGGAGTACCACGACTGTTTCAGGCTGTCGCATCAACGCTGCCGCTGTAGATATGGCTGTCTTCCCGTAACCTACAGGGAGGTCCGCCAAAGCCCTCCCCCAGACACCAAGTTTTTTGGTGTCTTCCTTTTGCATTCCCGTCAAGGTAAAAGGGAAGGGGTGCCGGCTGAATACTTCCTCAATTGTTAGCACAACGGCACCTCTTTTCTGCTAACATTTTCAAGGTTAGCAACATCTGTGCCACCTGAAAGGATTCGCTGCGTAAGCCGCCTATTCGAGCCGCGAATTCTGGCAAGGTGTACATTGACGCCAGGGCGAGTACGGGGTACTTTTGAGACTCATACACCACCCAGGAATAGAGCAGGTTACTCGCCAGGCCTGGTGGAGGTGCTTTCGGTGGCACCTCTAAGCCCAAGGCTAGCCAGAGTAGGTTAGCCTTTCCAGGATCAGATCCCATCAGCAGCGCTGGCCCACAGAACATTCCTGCAACCGGCCACTTCCAGGTCTCCATGTCGTCTACCCAGTAAGGGTAGACGAGCCTGCGTTTATAGTTGAAGTCCATAACCAAGTTTTCGTTCAATTTCTTTATCCCGTTTAATGAGCTTCGCCCAGCCTATGTAGTTTTCACCGAGTTTTCCGGTGAACTCTCCCACTACCTGTACCCCGCCTTTAGTCAGCAGGGACAGCTTAGTGCCTCGGGGAGGCTCCTGAACGTATTCCCACGTCGGAGCCTCCCCGGCTAAGTAGCCGCTACTTTGCGGCGTCATCAGCATCCTCAGCATCAGCTGAATCGTGCAGGCCGCCCATGTCGGCAGTCAAGTCCTTGATCAAATCGTCAATGTGTGACATGACGATGTAGAAAGTGCCACGGAACTCGTCCTCGTCTGCCTTGGTACCCTTCACTTCAGACTTGAGTGTATCCAGGAAATTGATACTCTTCAGGCAGAGCTGCTCATCGAGCATGAACGAGATCTTGTCATTCCAGGACAGTTCCAGTTTGGTCACCCGGCGACGGTTATCCTGCAGGGTTTCGGTGACTTCCCTCGAAGTTAAAACGACATTGCGGTAGCGCACCACAGTGCCTCCTTCGTCCTGCCCTTCCGTCTCCGCCCGGGAACCGAGGTCAAAGTTACTCAGTGCTGTTGAGCCCTCGTAGCGGAGGCGGTCCGTCATTTCTACAGACGGCTTCTGCTTAATACGGTAACCCTCCAGTTGGAAGTTGTACGCCTTCAACAACTCCTGGACAATTTTGTCCACCATCGTAGGGCTGCCGCTGTCAATAATCAGCGTATGGTCGCGCAGGTTAACCACCACCTGAATGGTCTTACGCACAGGAAGCGCATTGGCCAACAGCTCTTCTTGCAGGCGTTCCCGCATCTCCTGTTTCGCTTTGCGCCCAGGAAAGTAAGAGTTCTCTTCCTGGAAAAGCTTGCAGCGTTCCTCCAATCGCAAGCGCAATGCCGAGGCAGGCACTGTTTTTGCTTCGACCGTGAAGTTAAGCAGCGTGTGGCTGTCAGCTGTGTAACTCAGGGCATCGTTTATTGCCAGAGGGCTGAAACCTGTAGAGACTGCCTGGGAGGTAGTGGTAGGCGTAAATTGGCGAGTAGCAAGTTTTTCGTTGAGGTCTTTCAGGTGCGTATCGTGCAGGCGAAAGAGGGTGATACTCTTAAAATTCATGATCTTGTCCGGTAGGTTAGGGAGGCCAACATATATCAAGTTTCAGCAATTTTGTCAATTACTTTGAAGTTTTCCAGTTTAAGGCGGGCGTTGGCAGGTTGGCCAACTTGCGATTGGTAGCTAAGGCTGTACCTATGCGGCGCTGTTGCGCAACGCTTCGCGGCAGCAGCACCGGGCCGCTGGTAGCTAAGTGGCCAGGCTTAGCCATCTCTACAGGGTGCTTCATCTTGACCTCATATAGGCCGGGTTACACATCTCGTTCCAGACGGTAAAGTGCGGGTCGAGGTTTGGCTGGAGCCCTTCAATAACCTTTCGCTCAGCCTCGCCCCGGCGCCAGGCACGCTGGTCATCGGAGAAGGCATACGTCCAGTCATGCTTCTGCAGCAGGGCACGATAGCGCCTGAGTTGTTCATCAACACCCATCGTTAACCACTCCTACGCTGACTATCGGGTGAGGGCCATTGCCAAACACCCAAAGAGCTATGCAACCGCCGTTAGCTAAAGCTTCTAGTTCTTTGCTGTCGGGCTTCCAAGTTGAGATGCGCTGCATCTCTCCGTCCGCCCCTGTCTGAATAATCAGAGGCAGGTCTTCCACTTGCAGACCGTCGCCGATAGCTTCACCGTTGGCTTGAGGATGATGGTAAATTTCCATGGCACTCCTTTCCTGCGCACTCCGCGCATATTTTCTTTGTCTTTGGCCAGGTGGTCACCTCCAGAGTATCGAAGTACCGTTCGCCAGGCACCACGGAACGCAGACAGAAGCTTATCTTGTCCGCCTGCATGCAGGTGAATGTTGACCGGGCTGTGCGAAAGCCTCCGCCGTTTTTGCGCACGTAAAATTCAGCTATGGTTGTCACTTCAACTTCCCTGCCTTTCTGGCCCGCTTCTCTTCGGCCTTACGCATACTATACGCTTGCAGGTCCAGAGGAAGCTTATCCCTGTCTTTCACTTTGTTCTGGGATTTTGTGCTCAAGAGGCGACCCAGCCCGCACGAAGCCGCCATCCCGTATATCATGGCGCTGAGCGAGGCAAGTTTAGATTTTTTCCATACCGGCACTTTACTTTCTGCATATTTGCTCTTTAGCCTGCTTAAGGTTGGCTGTGAACAGCCAGGTTGAGCAGACCTTATTAGGGTCCGGCTGTGCCTCTTTAGGCGGCAGGGGCACGGTCACCGCAATGGTGGGAGAGGGTATTGCCTTGATTTTGTCGATAAGTCTCTTCTCAAAATTATCCCACATGATTGTCTCTACTGACCAAACGAAAATAAACAGGCCAGCCAGCAGGAAAATACTGCCATTGCCTCTTTTGTAAGTCATCACTTTCTCCCCGGTGAGCGGTTAGTAACTATCTCACCTATTAAGTTGCCGTTGGTGTCCTTTAACTGTTTCCAGAAGCCTGGCTCCAGGTCCATGCCACCTTCCAGGGCAAGCGTTAGTTCCTTCAGGTGACGAATCACTTCATACGCCGCGCCGTTGTCAACGACCGCGCTCCCATTAAAGTCGTCAAAAGTGATGACGAGCTTTCTCAGCTTCGGTTTCGGTCTAACCATTCTACCCTCACATGAAAAGTTCGTACTGCCGAACCATATGCTGCGTCTTCCGGTCCGGCCTGTTGGCCAGTACCTGGCTACTGAAGTGCTTGGCTGCAGCCGACGCGTAGTTTCTGGCAGTCAGGTAGCTACATCCGTTCTCCTGGTGGTCCTGCAGCACGCCACAGGACTTGTCCACCATCGAAAGCTTTTCCAGCGCCATACGCTTAAAATCGTCAGCTAAGACAGAAACTTTGGCAATCAAGTCTGCCTGAACAATCTCTTTACTGTCCATTTGCACTTTCTTTCCGAGGATTTCCTCAATCTCTGCTGCGCTCCAGCCGGTCAGCTTGTGTGTCTTCCATAACAGGGAAGGACCCCAGGTCAGGTTTCCGGAGCGCACCCTGCTGATGTGCGCCGGAGAGACTTCGTACACCCGGGATAGCGCTGCATCAGTGCCCATGCCCAGGTGCTTGGCCACAGCGCTCAGCAGCTTGGCGTTAGCCTGGGCTGTTTCGGCAGTCTTCGTTTCTTCGCTCATTTTCGATTTACCTTTCTGGCGGCCTTCGCCGCCTTGTTCGCCTTGCGGCGTTTCAACACATTCGCAGCAGTGTTTTTACTGCTGCGGTCTTTGGGGTGTCGGTGCTGGTGCATCGCGTCGTACTTCAGCTCCGTCAGGGGCAGGGGGATGCCGAAACCCTGGTAAGGGTTCGAGAGAATGTCCGCGTCGTCCACCAGGTCAGATTTTTTATGCTCCATTGGTCATCCCCGGCTGTCCGCCAGCTTGACCAAGTCGTCGATTTCTTTCTGGATGGCAGTCAGTGACACTTTCAGTCGCGCTGGCTGATTCACCATTGCGCTGTAATGTTTGATAGTGGCTTCACGGTCAACAATCATCTGGTAAATCGTTTCGTCAGGGATCTGGTCGGCAGGTGTGCCGGCGATGTATGTGATTGTAGTGATCAAGTGTTTGGTTGGGATATTGGCCATGATGTTTCCTTTAAAGTTTGGTTTTGTTGCTACGTTTGATACAGGTTGTTGCAGACCGCAGATAAGGTAACGTGCGGCATCTCCTACAGGGTCTGCCGTTGATTCCTTGACTCGGCTTTTTGCAACGCTAGCGTGCCCATACTCGTCATATTTGACGCTCGCCTCGCTGGTTATTGAAGTGCTCTCTTCAAGTCCGTAAGGGTCGAGCTTCCAGGCAGTATTCAGGTACTTCTCGTACTCGAGTGCGTCCCCGGCGTTCCTCACACAACCAACATAACCACCAACCTTCGCCCAACTGACGATCACGCTCCGGCGTTTCGGCCCTACCGTTTTGTAGCCGTTATCAGAAAAGGCGTTCTTTTGAGCGCAGTACTCTTCCTTGAAAGCTCTAGACCTGAGTAGAGCTTGCAGAAAATTCATGTCTAATTTTTGCATTCCAGTTCCTTCAGTTTTTGAATGATCTCTTCCGGGGCCTCTTGCACGCCACGCGGCTCACGGTCCGTACCGTAAGTAATATAGGTATAGCTACCTTGAGGGAGAATGCTGAAAGGTACGCCAGGTGACATCAGCAAGTATAGCGGCTCACCCAGGGTTCGCGTCAGTTGTAGGAATTTCATATACCTCCAGTAATTTTGTAAATGTTTCAAGCCGTTTCTGTATCCGAACGAACGGTTAACCACTTTGGTACCTGCCTCTGCGGCCTTCCTTGATACTCAATCAGCTTTTGAGAGACCAGCAAAGTCCAGTTCGCTCATGCTGGCAACCATCCATGGTCGTGTTTGTTTATTCGGGGATGAATGCCGTCAGCGCAGTCACCAGCGCCGCGCGGCGGCTAAATCCAAAAGCGCGTTGCACGCGGTACAGACTGCGGGCGATGGTGTAGCGGGCAGATAGGCGCAACATTTTGCTGGCCAGTTCGCGCAGGGTTGCGGCTGCTGTGCAGTACGCTAAACTGTGCGCCAGCCAATCGTCAGAAGGTTAAGGATGCCGTAGCATTCCCTTGTAGAACCTGTGCATGAACGCTACCGCGCCGTGAAGTTCATAGGTCCAGGTCAAGCCAGCTTCAGTAATAATTTCTCTGATGAGCGCTTCACCGTTGTCTGTTGACGCGCTCACGACCACTTCCCCAGGTTCAGGTTGTACGGTGGCTGGGACAGTGCAAACTTGTCTTGCTTGCTCAGGCACTCCAGCTTCTTCCAGGCGTCTGCCTGCGCCTGCTCTACGTCCACAATCTGCTCTTGTGTGTACACGTTCTCGCCTTCACGCGCCATCACTGCCGTGCGCTGAGCCTCGCTGGTGCAGAAGTGAGTGACCTGCGGCGTAGGGTCGTCTTTCATGACGAGGTAACCGATGATTTTCATAATTAAGTCCCTTCAGGTTTAGCGAAGCGCGGCAGAAAGCAGTCCAGCAGTTCGCCGGTTTTGCGGTTGAGGTGACGACGAATTCCGGCGATGTCGTGAGCGAAGTTGAAAGCGTCTGCGTCCAGCAGTTCTTGCAGTCTCAGAGGGCAACCGCTGGAGTGCGTTGCCATGACATCCATGGCCGTATCCATCAATGTCTGGTCAGGCGTATGCTGAAAGACTTCTTTACCAGCACGAATAGCGATCTTTTCGATAAGCGCATCTTCTTCTTTTGTAGCTCTAAAGCTGAGGGTCATCATAGCTCCTTGTAAAATTTCGTGATTTCGTTCCTGTCAGTGATAACACTGCCGTCCTGGCCTATGTAAGTCCAGTCTTCGTCATTACCGGTGAAGTCCACTCTGGCAAGTTCTTGGTTTGTCTTGCAGAAGTGCTTGGCTTGTTCGAGGTTTCTGGCTTTGCTGTCGTGCCAGAGGGTGATGCCTTTGAAGACTTTCACAGGCCCTCCAGGCAGTCTTCAGCCGTTGGTGTGGGCACCCAGTACCTGCCTTCTTCGTCCGGGGCATACTCTTTCGTGTCTGGTGGGCCTATGTGGATCTCCTTCCTGAAGATTTTGTCTTTCACGTCAGGTTTGGTGAATCCGTATTCAGCGTAGTAGCGACAGGCTGCCTGCATGCTGGTGAAGTGGCTGGTGCCCACGAGACAGCGCGCTTTGGGTAATATCTTTGGGACTTTCAGAGGGTTAAGCTCCTCGTCGTCCACCGCCCACAAAATGTCACGATTAGCCTCTATTTCGAAGTCCAAAAAATTCAGTGTCTGGAGGATTTCAGACAAGTGTCCTCGATACCTTGAGCCATCCCAGAGCGTAAGAAAGCCCTCCCTTGCTATGACCACCCCGGCTGTGTCGCAGCCAACGCAGACGACCAGCTTGTGCCTGCTCAGGTTGAAAGGCTTGAGCAGTGCTCTTGCTGCCTCCAGGAACTCTTTTGCTGCACCACGCTCTGCGGCTTCTACTAGCGTGTCTTTGTGCGTCAGAGCTTGCCTGACTCGTGCTCTAAAAAGATCAAGCATTTCAATCTCCTAATGATTCCGCAAATTCAATGGCATGTTCGAGGGCGATAACGCGTTCTTCATAAGAAAACCAAACATCGCCAAGTCTTTCGTCCATGGCCTCTTCAGTCTCATGGGCGTGCCTTGAGTAAGCTCTCACATAGCCTAGAAGGCGGTTAGTTTTCTCTTCCCGCTCCTTGCTTGGAAGCCACCTGACATCTCGGCAGTTAGCTGCCCCAAGATTTTCAGCAGTTGTGTATCCAAGTTTGTGCAGGCACTCACAGAGTGAGTAGACCCCTCCCTGATTCATATCCAAAACCTGCTTCAATACTTCACTTGATCTCATTTTGTGCTCCACAAATTTGCCTGCCATCGATATCCAGGCGTGGCGTGAATGGCGCTCTATCGTCTGGTGTAATGTACTGGCAGCCATTCACTGGATCGGTGTACAGGTTCACCTTGGTGATAACACTGTACGGTTCGGAATTGGGTATCCCTGTGGGCAGGCCAGCATTGTCTTCTGCAGGCTTGCCCAGATGGCCGTAGACATAAAGTGTCAACAGGCTAATAATAACCGCCATAACGTTCACCGCAGTCAAAACGCGATTAGTCTTCTTTGTTTCTTTCCACAGCTTTTCGATCATCTTGAACCTCCACTAAATAAGGCTTTACCTCAAACACGCGGTCTTTCTTCTTCTTGACCGCGCCAGTCGGAAACACATACGTCGAGTGCACCCACGCCGTCACACCCTTGGTGTACCAAATAGAGTTGGACTTAAATTCGACATGCACCATGATGTCCTGCACGGCCTTAATTGTCTTGCCTGCCAGGCCTTCTTTGCCGAGACGCGGTTTGATGGCCAGCACCTTCACAGGCAGCAGGCCTTCTTGGCTGTCGTAGAGGGCGTTGGACCTTGCTGTGAGGGTAGTCATACGCTGCCTGAAGCCAACAGGAAGGCCCATGATAACGCCAGCAATCCAAGGCCTGTGACCAGGCCTCCCAGCACGCTGACAGCAAATACCTTGAAGAAATGTTTTTTGTCCATGTCAATCTCCTTTTGGTTCGTCTTCCCGGATGTACAGCGCCTTGCTGCGCAGGAAAGTGAATTTACGCTTATGCGCTGGTGTTTCCACCAGCATGTGGGTTTCGGTAAGGCCAGTCAGCCTAAAGACTGAGCCAGGCTTTGGGGAACCTTTAATGTGTAGCTTCTTGCCTATGTGGTTCTCAAGGCAGTCATTTGGTATCTTGAGGAAGGGTTGCATCAGTCACTTTTGGCTTCAAGTTCTTTGATTGTTTTACGGATGGCGGCAATGCGATCGTTTTGCGCTACCCACCAAGCTTTGTGATCACGTGGCGCTTCATCCTCGGGACCCCTCTCAGGATGGCTAAACAGCCAGCTGTTAGGCCACAAAGCATCCAGCGCCCTTGCCTTTACGCCATCAGCAATTTCTTCCGCTTCGGTCAAGTAATCGAGTGCATTACATGTAAAGCGGTGATTACCTCGTGCGCCTAATCTGTAAATAGGTCAAGGTGCTTCAGGCAGAGCCATCACCTTCAGAGCCAGGCTGAGGGCTTCACTTGCTTTCGTTATTTGTGGCACTTGGTGGCTCCTTGTAGGTGAGGTCGAAAGCCATAGCGCACTGCTGCAGGGCAGCTTCCAACTTGTCTGTATTGAAGACCTTGTGGCCAGTTGACAGGTCATACAGATGGTGAGCCTGGGCGTCGTGGATGTTCTGCATATCCAGCAGGAGTTCGTTATGGCGTAAGAAGAAGACCGGAAGTGCAGAATCAGGGCCTTCACTCAGGGTCTCAATATCTGTACCCTCAATGTCTGGGCTGTACTCTTCATCTGTGATAAGGCAGCCTACTCCACACTTATAGTTTCTGGCAGCACGGTACAGGCAGGTGCCGCTGGCGTCTACGGCAGGACCACCCTGCCTTCTTAAGTGATTCACCACGAAGTCATACACCTGCTGGGTGGTTGAGTTATTTGGTATTGCTGGCATTTTGTTTCTCCGGTTCAAATTGCAACCCAAGTATTTTGATGTCCTGCTTGAAGGCTGCCAGCAGGGCTGGCAGACGGGCCTCCAGGCGCTCTTTGAGGCCGGGCGCGGTCAAGTCTTCGTCTGTAGCTTCCGGCCACATAGCGCACGATCTGGCGGCTTTGAGATTGCCTTGCTCGGCGTGGTAAATAGTGTTCGCCACATAGTGCATAGGTGAATCACTGCCCACCAGGTGCCACTTGATGAAGTCTTTCAACTCTGGAAAGTACTCGACCACAGTGTCATGTATGCTACCATAGCTGGCTTCTACCCACTTACCACCACGCAACTCTTCAGTCTCGCCGGTGATAGCAAAACTGTTGTGGCCGTTGCCACAACTATCGTCATACCGGATGAAGGCGCGGCAACGTTCTTTGCCTTGGTTCTCCAGGGCGTGGTGGCAAGTTGTTTATGGAGGAGGGTTGAGCTTTTGGGTACGGCTTGAATTTCGCACTTCATTTCAGTCAGCATTTTGGGTCTCTCAGTTGGAAAAATCTATGGCTGAATCCGTACTTTTCCAGATCAGGATCGTCGATGACCAGGTTTCCATACATAGCATGAGAGACGCGGTAAGTGCCTCCAGGTTTTAACTGCCTTGCTGGGTCTTCCTGTACACAGTAAACCTCGTCTCCAGGAAGGGCTTGGGCAAGTTCTTTGATGCGCTCGTCTTCAGGCTTAACTCTAATAAAGCATTCCCGGCTCCACAGGCCTGCGACGCCCTCAAAGCAGGCGCGCACTCCAGCCACAGCCTCTACTACATAGTAGTCGCCCATATGTAGACTGCTACCCACCGGGAGGTGAATACACATCACAAGTTCTCCTACCTGCAAGTCGTCTGGTTTGGCCGGGCTGCGTTTGAGGTAGGCTGCTGCAACTGAGTGTTGATCGCCCGGACCAAACTCCACTACCGGCCAGGCAGGGTCGGAAGTGCTGCAAACACTTCCGACCTGACCTTGCTTGTAGTAACTATAATTTGCTGTCAAAGCAACTTGATCGCCTACATTGAAGGTAGGGTGCTGGTCTTCCTGCACCTGTTCTTCCGGCAGAAACATCAGCAAGGCGCTGTGTGCTTCATCATTGAGCTTTTGCTCAGTATACGCCCAGCGCTTGCCGACCTTCATGAGGGTGCCTTGAGCGCCGTCTGAGAATTTGATGTAGATCATTTTAACCCCTGAAGCACTTACGTTCAGTCAGGGTCGAAAGTTCCAACTCGACGTTCACCTGCTCAACGTAGAACGTGTAGCAAGTCAGGTAGAGTTTCTTTTTGCCGGCCTTCCAGCGCTGAAGAGTTTGAGGTGAGAGCTTGCTGATGTCAAATGGCTCACGCTGCATCACCTGCAGATCAAGTCTGCCTATATCACCACACGAGTCCAGCAAGAAGCTTTCGTCATCAGGCACCGAAAACTGTATCTTGATTAAGTCAAGCAGTTCGTCAAAGGTCTTGCCATACATGACAAGTGCGTGGCCCTCGTTTTCGTGCTTTGCCGGGCCGATGCAGCCTTGCTCATAGTGATCTTCTTCACTGAAGGCTGAGTAGCCTCGGACTTGAAATTGTGTTTTCATTCTTCGCCTTTCCGCTCAGCCCGGTGGCTGGCTTTCGCACGCCGCAGGGCCTCAGCAAAATCTACTTTGTTGGCATCAGACCAATGCATGAGATTAGTCAGCAGGTCTGCCAGCTGATCTTTATCGTCGACGTTGTAGTGTTTACAGAAGGCGTCGAGGGCCGACTGTGCTGAGTCAGACCTTGGTTGATTGTTTGGATGGAATCTCATTCAGCCCTCGACTTGGCCAGGGCCAACACAAGTTGCTTGTTAGCTTTCCAGAAAGCTGCAGCATCTACGTCCATTGCAGATATAGTCCTGTTGTCAAAACTCTCCCACTCCGCTACGCTGTGATGCTGACAGCCGATCTGGATGTGGGTGCCGTTGGTGGCCACTGGCCACCTGAGACCGTTTAAAGCCAGCAAAGCTTTGCTGGCAGCGCCTGACCATTGGAGTACACCGGAGCAGCGGGAGCAGTCGGAGCAGCCGGAGCAGCGGGAGCAGTCGGAGCAGTCGGAGCAGCGGGAGCAGTCGGAGCAGTCGGAGCAGCGGGAGCAGTCGGAGCAGTCGGAGCAGCCGGAGCAGTCGGAGCAGTCGGAGCAGCCGGAGCAGCGGGAGCAGTCGGAGCAGCCGGAGCAGCGGGAGCAGCCGTAGCAGTCGGAGCAGCCGTAGCAGCCGTAGCAGCCGTAGCAGCCGGAGCAGTCGGAGCAGCCGGAGCAGCGGGAGCAGTCGGAGCAGTCGGAGCAGCGGGAGCAGTCGGAGCAGTCGGAGCAGCGGGAGCAGTCGGAGCAGCCGGAGCAGTCGGAGCAGCCGGAGCAGCGGGAGCAGCCGTAGCAGCCGGAGCAGTCGGAGCAGCCGGAGCAGTTGTAACAATTTACGTTACCGGCCTTATCCATTTTAGCAGCCTGCGCATCGGCAAGTTCTTGAGACACTTCAGATACCCCTGTGTTGCCTCTAGGACTTTTTGTTGATTCAAATTTCATGATAGTTTCCTTTTGTTAGCTGTCTATGTAAAAGTAAATTTCGCCGCCTTCATCCAAGAATACTCGTCCAGCAATATTGCCTTCTCTGGAGTCTTCTTCGTAGGCCGCCCAGTCAGGGCAGACTTGATCAAGGTCTGCCTCACGAATGTCACCAGCGATCCACTGCAGTAGCAGGGCGTTGAGTTGGTAGTCATCCCAGGCATTGATCTCTGATTCAGACCAGCCTCCCGAAGCCTCGACGAATTTGCGAAAAGCTTCACGCTTGTCATCGTCGTCCAGCATGAAATACTCAGGACTGTCTTCTACAGCGTTGTTCCATGTAATCGTGCCGGCGTTTTGGCCAAGTTCTTGGGCTGACGCTGAGTAATCCCTGGCGGCTGTTTCCTTGAAAAATTTGGTGATGTTGATTTCCATGCTAGTAATCCTCCACGTAAATCCACTCACCGTCCTGCCGCTCAAACATTTTGATGCCGTCGATGTAAAGGCACTCTGCTTGATCAACCTCAAGACCCTCAACCACCGTCTCACAGCCACAAGAACCTCTCAGACCTAAAACATCTACTGGCCAATCCACGTAAATCCTGGGAGGTAGGTCTGAGTCAGTTTCAGTATCTCCGAAGCTGTGCACCTCAAGTAGCTCCTCCACCTGCATGTCGCTGCCCTCCGCTGCCTTCATAAAGTTGGCAATGAGACTGTTCTGCGCGGCATAGAAAGCATTTCGCAGCGCTAGTGCTACAAGGTACTTAAGCTCTTCGTCTATCATCTTGCCTCCTTTTTAATGTATCCACGCTCCACTAAGTCGCCCACCGTAGAGATGAACATACGATTACCAACAAAGAACAGCGTTGGATTGTAGGTGTCGCCTGAATTCAGATAATCCACATCGTTACCGTGTCTGGTCTTACCCAGAGCATCCTGGCGTAGTTTAAGTCTTCAATGTAGTCGTGATGGAACTTCAGCCCTGCTACGGTTTCCAGATAGTTAATAAGCCTTCTTGCTGCGACCTTCTTCCAGTAGCCAGCGACAATCTCAGCTTCATTTCGTGCCAGCTTGAATGTTTCCATTAAGCTGGCGATTGTGGGTGCAGTTCTCATTTCACTCTCACAATGTAAGCCAGCCAGGTTTGCCAGCCTGGCGTGGTGTTGAGGATATCGTCCAGCCTGTCGAACTCATCTGGCGTGCACTCAATAAAGCCGCCTTTTAAGACGGCACCTTGCAGGTAAAGAAGGTTGCCAAGTGTTGTGGCACCGTAGTGTTCCGCTATAAGGTCGAACGAATCCGTAACAGCGCACAACTCGTTGAAAAACTTAATGGCCAGTATATGGCGCTCTTGGGGCAGGTGGGCTGCGGTTTGCTCTGACAGTTTCACAGGGAACCTCCAGACTCCTCAATCACCGCAGTCATTCTGGCGCGCTCACCTTCCAAAAACACAGTGAAGTCCGGAAATTTGGAGACAACTCCAGCACCCGCAAGGTTCAAACTCTTCAGGGAGAACCTTTCACCCTGCTCTGTCGGGCCATTGCGCCAGCCAGTCATCAGCTCATCCCACGTCAAGTCTTCAGGCCAATACTGGAAGTACGTGCGCATCACGGCAAGTTCTGCGCGATTCAGGAAGCAGAAGGTGACGTGTACAGCGTCACCGCGGTCTATTGAGGTGAGCGGGAGCGGAACGGTCCCCCTGTATTCCAGAATAGCTTTGATGTCATCGTATATACCAGCGTCTGCCAGGTACGCCAATGCCCTGAGAACTTGGGTTTCAGTCATGAGTCTAACGTCCATGTTTTCTCCGTAAATTTTAATGAGGTGGTCGAAAAGGTCTGCTTGCACGGCTCTGAGTATCTCAGAGTATCTCAGAGGGCAGCATCTTCCAGCACCTTTCTGGCTTCTGCTGACGTAAACCTGAAGGTGCCGATACGCCCATTTGCTGTGGTGGCTGCAATAGCTTTATCGAGCCAGAGATGCCGGAGGCGGTAGTTAGGCAGGTCTTCTGCTAACAGCCGCCTTTGCTGGTCTTCTGTTAAGTCGTCTTGCAGTTGGTGCACTACTGCAGTCGTCAACCACAAGTAAGTGGCTGTGGACCGCTTGATTGCGGCCTCTACCTCGTCTAAGGTAGGCTGGAGGTAGGCAGGCGACTGCATTGCCATCTGCTTGCCACTGATGTGGCTGAGAGCGATGCACAGGCCTCTGGTAGGCTCTGATACTATCAGCTGCGGACGCATCTCTTCCAGCAGATTTATTGTCATGTAGTAGTTCATGGCTGCTCCAAGTCGTAAATCATTTTGTCAATCCACGCAAGTCGGGCTAAGCGTAGCTTGTGGTTGCAATGGTCGTCACTCAGCCATCCAGGCATTTCGTTAGACAGCCAGCCTTGAAGAAAATGACACTGCTCAAGTTCTTGCTCTATGTAGATAGAGATGGCGTTCGGTACACAAAATTCATGGTTGAAAGCTCTCAGGCTGGCGCAGATGCCGTAAGTTGTATCTTCCTCAGATACTTGCTGCAGGTCTTCTCTGGCCCGAACAAGTGCATGAATAGCCTTTTCGAGGTTGATGTCTTCGCCCTGAAGAAATTCTTTAATCGTAGGCATATTTTTCCTTAATCGTTCTGTGCTTTGAAGTACCGAATCACCTCTTGGATTACGCGCAGGCGCAGTTGGTGGGCTGATACAGTCTCGGCGTACGGCTCGATGTACTCATGGTTGCTGACAAACCAAGGTTGCGATTCGTTGTAGGCTTCCTCTATGGATAGCCCTTCAAGTCCTGGCTCATTTCTGAGAAGCCAGACCTGAGACATGAAGTCTTTAGCCTGCTTGGGCAAGGTTTCCCAGGTGTTGGCGTCCTTGATCTGCCAACGATATTCCAGTACGCCCTGCAAGGCGTAGCAGATGTACCCGGTGCGGTCCATGTAGTTGAGCACGTGCTCGCCTAATTCAGACGTCTTTACGTTCAAGAGCTCCATTTTCTTGTTCCTTCAAGTAATTGACAACACAGGTTAAGGCCGCGGCTCTTTCTTGTGTGCTATCGAAAAAGCTCAGACGATTGTTTACGGCGTAGGGCGCTGTGTAGCCAGGGGACTTATGCCGCGTTCTGTAGGCCCACAGCAGTTCAAGGATATAAGCCTCTTGCGGGCTCAGGTCGGACCAGTTTGGCTTAGACTTAAGTTGCTTGACCTGCTTGAGGACTTCGCACACGTATATGTGCCTTGGGAGCAGGTCTAAAATAACTTGGGCAAGTTCGGAAGTCTTCACGGTTATTCGTCCTGAAAGGTTTGCAAGGTGGCTTGCAGGGCTTGCATACGTAGTCTGTGGTCTTGTTTAGACCAAGAGGAGGGGCTAGCAGTAAACCAGACAACGCCTGTGTCGAAGGCTACAGATACAGTTTCAGGGAAAGGGAAGCCCGGGTCTGCAGGAGGCTTGTGCTTGTACAGTTCAGTCAGCACGTCTTTGGCTGACTGGGGCAGGTCTTGCCATTCAGTGTGGTGGTGAAGTCCTAGCAGATACTTTATTGTAGGGCATACGTAGCCAAAGCCTTCTTCAAGCTCTTTAATAGCGGCTGCTGTTAGCTGTGCGGCTGCCTGCTTGCGTGCGGCTGCCTGCTTGCGTGCGGCTGCCTGCTTGCGTGCGGCTACCTGCCTGCTTGCGGCTGCCTGCTTGCGTGCGGCTGCCTGCTTGCGTGCGGCTTCCTTGC